TCAACCTTGAGCAAATTTTAGTCGTTATCTCAGATATCTCACGGATCACCTCTGTAATATTGTCGGCACTGTCGATAATATTGTCAGCGTTGTCAATTATAGACTCAGCCAACACAATTGCCGTTGTGGTTCCGTCTCCAGCAACAACAGCAGTGCGATCAGCTGCCTGTCGCATCATCATTACAGCTAAATTTTCAGTGGGATCGTACAGATTGATCGACCTAGCGACCGTTACACCGTCCTTTGTGACAGTTATGCCGCCAATGTGGTTCTCGGACTCTATTAGTACCGTCCTGCCTCTTGCACCCATGGTGCTCTTGACCGCCCCAGCAATCTTTTTGATGCCAGACTTTAGTTTTTTTTGGCCGTCATCGCCAAAGTGAATCTCTTTTACTATCATTTAATTTAATTTTAATACAAATATAGCAATAATCGTGCTACGGTTTCTTTAACTTTGAAATTTGAGACTCAATTGTGTTACGATTCGCTGCATTATTGAACATACTTGAGTAAGCCTTCATCTCGTCTTGTTTCGCCTGATACTTATCAAATTCCTTGTTGTATTTTTTTTGTGCCTTAAGTTCTTTAAATCCGCTTGCCCCTTGAAAAATAATTCTTCCGCTTTCGTCTTTATCTAATTCGTCTGTTTTACTGTAACCAGTCAGTTTTTGTACAATTTTTGCTCCAATAGGTGTAACCTCATTACGCCTAATTCCAAACATTTTTGCATTGCTTGTGCCAACAGTTACTCCTAAATCCCTTCCCTTGTTATACTTAATTACAGGACGTGAAGCTATAGGAGTAGATGATGTATATTCAGGAGATTTCTCTAACTCACCTTGAATCTCTTGCTTCTCTGTCTTTATTAGTCCTGCTTTTTTAATAGGCATTTTTGAAAGAGTCATATCCTCCTTTGGCTTAGTAACTACAGTAGTTTTTGCTATAGTTTCTTTTGGTGTTACTGCAACAACTTTAGGGGTCACGCTTTTTTTAGTTTTAGAAGGATCGATTACCTGCTTTGGCTTAACTGGCTTTTTTAAGATTGCACCAGGTCTTCCAGAACCACTTGTCCAGTTTTGAGAGGTGGGATCTGTCATGTTTGTAAATCGCTCCATGAATTGAGCGTCCGTCTCATACGATCCAACATGCGTTATACTGTCCTTTAATTGGTTAGATGCAAACTTATCCTGTAATGCGTAAACCTTTTTTTGATCTGCTGGGTTTAATCTTCTAAGCTTACCAAATCCACCCTCACCAAAATATTTATTTTTATTTGGTAATTCTTTAAACTCTTTGTTTAATCTTTCGTATTGAGTAGAGTCAGCCTGATACTTTTTATAATCACTAGGTGGTGGTGTTGTGATAGAAGTCGTTCTACCTGTTTTCATCTTTGCCATAATACTGTTATTTTTATTATTAATATGTTAATCTCTAACTGATACTCGTCAAACATTTCGTCTGGTTGGAATAACTCAAACCCTAAATTAATGCCGTACCAAAATCTATTTTCAAATAGTATACTCATGATGCAAATATACTAATTACTTTTAATATGTTTATTGTTTCCAAGGATCAAAATTGCTCCAATCTCTTGGGGGGTTTTGTTTCTTCCATTTTCTGTTCTGGATTTCACCATTTATTATCGCTCCAGCTACGCCTACAACAGCACCTGCATTTGCAGCGATTAGAGCATTATCCGCAGTCAACCATTTTTTCTTTTCCTTCACAGCCTTCTTTGGCAGCTGCTTAGGATAGATTCGTTTACCCATTTGGTTGGCCCGTAGCAAATCCTTTCCAGTTTGTGAAGGAGAAACAGTCTTTAATGATAATGGTTTAGCATTAGCCCTAACAGTAACCTCAGGTAGATCCTTAAACATAGTAATTTTAGGCTCTGGAGTTCTAGATAGCGGTGTGTCACGATGTGTTGTTGTGTTTATTGTTCTTCCGTAGTTCATAACTTTGATTTTAACTTTTCTTTGGGATCTGGGCGAGGTGGCATTTTTGGGGTAAGTCTTTCAGCTTTTTCTTTAGCAAGTCTTTCAGCTTCACGTTTAGCATCATTCTCTGCTTTGAATTGTTCTGCTGACTTTCCTTTTAAACGATCAATGTCCTTATTTTTAAATGGTATAGAATCATAGTTTGGCCGATTCAATCGATCGTCTGTTGTTTTTGTTGTTAAACGGTTATTTCTCATGGTTTATATATTTATATTGCAAATATACTAAATATTTAGAACTTGTGGGTAATATATACGTTTGACGATGAGCTGGCCAAAAGGAAAACGATTTAAAAATCGATGGGGGGGGTCTGCTTTTCAAACTTTTGGTCGGGGATTTCTAGCTTTTCATAGGCAACCCCCTCACACCCTTGCTACCTATTGGCCGATAGGTCGGCACGTCAGCTACACGTCACCTCAGCCGACAGAACGACATATTAATCTGCTACCAAATATGCGTGTAGTATAATTTACATTATGTTAAATAGAACGACCAATCGGTCGGCTGATCGGCTGATCATCTGACCCGAAAATCTGCACGGAAATTTCATCAGCTAGACTTACTGACTAAGGAGGCTAACCCAATCCAACATAAAAAACAACAAATATTAATAATTTAATGAAAAAAAAATAAACTACTTAACTATCAAACAATCAATACTTTACGAGCATATATTGGTGGGTTTAGATAAAGAAAATGAAAAAAAATGAAAAAAAATGCAACTTTATTGTAACATTATATATATATTTGCGTTATAGTATTCAGAGAGGCAAGAGAGCCTTGATTGATTAAAGACTTATTGGAAAGGTACACGATGCAAAAGAGTATATGTAGAGGGTATGAATGTCGTTAGGTTATGGGTAGACATAAATAGATGTTCAGAGAGTGTTACATAAAGGGTGATTGCAAGACAAAAACGATAGGGGAGAAAGGTGTTAACGCTTCCGCCAAAACAAAACAAATAACCTACTTGTGAGGGTTCGATTCCCTCTATATAAATGTGGTGCAAGTAACAACAATAAGGTGCAGTTAGAATGACTATTAATAGGAGCGATACCTACTGCACCACTAACCAATAAAAACCTAGAAACCATGATTGAAAGTAAAATCATCAGAATCGAGAACGGCTATGAAATAATCGGCTATTTCTTAAACAAAGTATTAATCAAAACATCCCGAATGAAAGTAAGGGGATGGAAATAAACAAATAACAATATGAATGCAACAATCCAATTCACAACTGCATACGGGAAGTATGTTGTTATGACTCGTAATTTTAACGATGAAAATCATATGAATAATTTTATATCTTATGTAAGTAAGAAGTATAGCTACACCTTTGACGAGGTTTGGTATTAACAACAATTTAAACCCTAGAAATTATGAAAACTCACGAAAACAAAAACAAAACAAAACGCATTTGGTATGATACACGTTTAAGACTTTGGACTCTTCAAGATTTAGATAGTCAAGAAAATCAAATTGGAAACGTGGACTATTCCGTTGATAGAAAAAATGCTTTTGAATGGCTGAAAGAAGAAAGTAAATAAATTAACCAACCTAAACCCTAGAAATTATGAACGATAAAATGTATAATGTATATTACATAGACCAATTATATGGTGGTAAAGATGAGTATGAAATTACAACAAGTAATTTTAATCAATGGCTACAAAAAATAAATGCCGATAGAGAGGCAGATGGAGAAATTCCATACACTGAATGTGAATTTAGATTAGAAGAAATATTAACCAACTAAACCATAGAAAAAATGAACGGAACAATCAGAACAACAACAATCACTGAGCAATTAAAACGCAATCAAAACTTTGTCGGCATCAACGATTTTAAACATCCTGTAACACAGGAAATAATACCTGTTGATAGAGACAAGCTAACAGACCTATTAAAGTACGAGGAGGGTCACTTGATTCGATTCAAGAAAGAAATGTTTCACAAAGGTTAACTGACGAGTCTTAACTAGACGAAACGGCATCACAAGGTGCCGTCTTAACCAATTAAAACCTTACACAATGGAAAAATTAATGTTTGGCTTGGCTATTTTCTTAGGAGGTGGCCTTGCAATTACTTTGCTATCTACGATAGTGATTCTTGTTATTGACGGATTCCCAACTCTATCAATATGAAAGTACTAATCAGCAGTAGCTACGGCTTCGACCACAACTGGACGTTGTGTGTTGACGAAAAAGAATTCTACCTTGGGCAAGACGTAAAGTTTTGCTCAAGGGTATTGGGCATGTCTCCATCCTATATCGTACAACAAATAGGAAGCGGTGAACTTGAAGACCCAAAAATAAACACGAGACTTGCAAAATTTATTGTGAAGTCATTAGGATTAACCAAGAAAAAATTATTAACCATGAACACGTGGGAATTATGTTCCCAATAAAAACCTTAGAACTTATGTCAAAAGAAAAATTGTATCGAAATAAAAATGGAGAGTATCTATACCTATTCAATTGGATAGGTGGTGGATTCAACGATGAGTGGGGACTTAACAAAAGAGAGGCCATTAAAAAAGTAATGAAAGAACGAAGAGAGGGCGAATTAAAATACCCTAGCCACGTGAAATTAAGAATCAATTTAAAAACAATGAGGCGTTGTACCTATAGCGAATACCAAGCCCAAAATAGAATGGGATGGATGTTAACAATGTAAAACCTAGAACTTATGAAAACAATTATTTTTATGTGGTACTTAATGACAGGTACTATTGTCCCTCAAAAAGAGGTTGACGGCCGTATGACCTACCGAGTAGAGTTTAATTCTCTTACAGAAATAACGGAGGGGAATCAAACCTTTATCGGAACAAATGTAGATTATGCATACAAAGGAGAAATTCTACAATGGATAGAAACAAATGAATTTAAGTATAACGAAGAACTTTAAAAACCTAGAACTTATGGAAAGATATGCAAGAAAATGTGATGCTACGGGACGTGGTATGAACGAGGGTTATGTTGTTGGTGATGGAGAATTATATTTCTCTGAGGAGCAACACGTAATAGATTGGATAAGAAGTCGTGGTGGTACTCACGGCCTATCTAACGAGTACATACTTAACGAAGCGTATAACTTAGAGGAGTACTACTACACGGAGTGGGAAGAGATTGACGAGGACCTATATTATGACGAGGATGGAAACGAATATGAACTTTAAAACTTAGAACTTATGAGAACAATAAAAATAGGAGACTTCCTAACATTAAACAGAGATGTAATAATAGCTTACGACCATTCTGTAAAGTCTGAAAAAATTAACAAGGGCGACAAGCTAGAAGTAATATCAATCAGTCCTAACAACAATGAATTTTTAAGATTGAAAAAGGATGGCGTGTCTAACAACATTGGATTAACAACAGATTATTTTAACCTATAAAACCTAGAACTTATGAGAGTAATTAGAATCAACACATCAGCTTGGTCAGAAGAGGACTTCTACCTAGTAACAACACTTGACGACCAAGATATCGTTGAGGTAATAAACCCACTTGTAAACGCAGAGAGGGACGGATACGAGCAGTACGACAACGATAGCTTGTTACAAGCACTGAAAGACAGATTTCCTTGTGACCATGTGGACATGTACACTGAATTTGACAAGCTAACATTTTAGAACTTATGAAAATGTATAAACTAATGGAGAGTGATGGAATGGGATATTTCAATACTCACACAGAATGGCTAACTTGGGAAGAGGCTGTATCAATGCGTGAAGAACACGTCAAGGATTTCCCCGACTCAGATTGGATTATAGAGGATGATGATTGTGAACCACAACAAGAAGAACGTTATTACGATGAGAATGCGTGCGATGGATGGGAGGACATCTACCCACTATGAGAACAACTAGACAAATGACCCTAGACTTTTTAGAAAAGCAGAGGGACTTAGACGACAGGTCGACATTCCAACTATACCTAATAATAGAGACGATGACCTCGTTGATAGAAGACAAAGACCTACAAGAAATACAAACCACATTTAAAAACCTAAAACCATGTACAGAACAATAGACCAATTGACCGAAGACGAGTTGCTTGAATTATCCGACAGAGAGGGTATGACAATCGACCAATTAAAAGATGAATTCAGCTCGACAATATTTGTTGAGGAAGATTTTTTTTGTAACCTATAAACCAACATAAAATGACAAGAGAACAAATAATGCAAACGGGAGGAAAGTTCTTCTCATTGACGTTCATCAAGAAAGATGGAACAGCCAGAAAAATTACTGCGAGAATCGGAGTAAGAAAAAACATCAAGGGTGTAGGACTATCGTTCAATCCATCAGACCACGGGTTGATTGTCGTGTACGACATCCACAAGAGAGCCTACAGAATGATAAACCTAAACACTATTGTGCTAACAAATGTTGGTTTATGTTGATTTAATGTTGATTTTTTTCACTTAAAAAACTATTTATCAATATGTTATGTTGGAATGTTGATTTTTCACCCAAAACTAGCGTAGAAAAAATAACCATAGTATATGTACTATTATATATATATATATTTTTTTTTCATTCTATAGAGTAAAAATTAACATTCTAACATTAACCTAGCTACCATAAGGGATTCAACTATGTTGATTTCATTTCAACTTAACATTTTTTATTCATTTCTAACATTCTTAACATTATGAAAGCAACAATCTATCCAACCTTGAGGTGCGTAGACATTACGCACGGGGTTGAAACGCAGACAATTTATTTTAATCAGTTAGACGAATGGTCGTCAGTAACAATCAACGGCCAAGATATCGACCTACACTTCGACTATGAGTTACGCTCAGATTTCGGAACGAAGTTACAATGGCTGAGTCACATCATCCAAGCCTATAGTTCGACAGACTCAGAATACACGAAACAATTAATAACTAAAACAGAAGTAGAAATATGAAGCAATACCACATATGCTACTACATAAGCGACATCTTGTGTACGGGCATAACAATTGAAGCGTCAAGTATCCGTGACGCATTACGAAAGGTCGGAACGAATATTAACAACATAATTTACATACATGCTAAAGACCAAAGTTACGAGGGATGAGTACATCCAATCGTTAGACGTTGTCGAAAAATACCACAGACAAATCAAGAAGCGTATGCTAGTAAATGAATGGCTGTGCAAGAATGCAGTAAGCAGAAGACTTCACAACGTATTAATGAGGCTACCTCACCTATACATTGATGACGTGACACCTGACGACATAATCAAGTCAAAGGGTGGCGGAATAAAGTCATTCAATGAATTCAAGTCTATATATGCAAGCGGTGTAAGATAATAACGCCTATGATACCAATAGCAATTCTCGTAGTAATAATTTTATTACTCAGAGCAGATTTAATTTACTCAACACTTAGTGCGATAATATTATTTCCGATAACATTATTCTGCTGTGCTTGGGCTTTTTTTAACTTACTAAAACTTTTTTACGAATGAAAAAAATAATCTTTACGATAGCTGTGATGCTATCGATCAACGCAAATTCTCAGACCCTTGGACTAGAAAGATTCAAGAGATCGGAGGGCAACATGAAGTACATCTTGTTTAATAATTTACAAGACGCACTAGACACCTACAAGCAAGTAGTTGAGGACAACGGGTTCTTTTACAAGGACGCTATGTACGAGCTCACGTATGACGAGGAGGTGCTATTGTCTTATACAATTACAAATGAGAACGATGCGTGCATGTTTTTTATTGCAACCCGTCCCACGGGAGGTTACATCTTAGAGGTGTACACCATACCAAACGACAAACAAATTGATGTTAGGGACAGCAAAAGAAGTAACGGGGAATTTTTTACGTACCAATTTGACCCAGAAAAATGAAAGCTTGGGAAGACGTAAGCAAGCCAAGTAGGTCTTTGTACCGCACAGCATATAGCGAGTGGTACATCGACCGAGGGGTGAAGATAGAGAGATTCACCAAAGACGAAAGTGTTGTTGTCAAGAACACGATGACATACACGGACAGCTACGATGACATAACCCCTGAACAGCTACACATATTTGAAAATATGGGATGGGAAGCAGGGGTTGTCATGGTAAACATCCAAACCAACGACAATAGGATTGAGTACTACAACGGCCTAATGAGACATGCAATAATAGACAATGACACTACACAGATAGACAATGTTCTACGAAAAAGAGAGGAATTGTTGAAAAAAAATGTAGATTTTCGCTTGGAATTCAATAAATTATTATCAACTTTGTAAAAAAATCAAATATGTCACACTGGAGAAATTTAATGAAGGACAACAAGTACCTAGGAAGTTGGGACTTAGAAGTCAACGGGAAGTACGAGCCCACTATCGTAACAATTGAGAAGATATACCAAGACGTAATGTTTGGTGAGATGGGCAAGGAGGACAAGGTGTTCATCAAGCTAAAGGAATTTGAGAAGAGCATGGTCTCTAACAGAACGAATTTCAAGAGGTTGGAGACATTCTTCAATTCATTCAACCCTGACGACTACACCTCCAAGCAGATAGTATTGTCTGTCGAAAAGGTAAAGAGTCCTCAAGGCATGGTTGACGCACTGAGATTCAGCACACGACCACTACCAAAAAAGGAGCTACCATCACTACCTGATGAGAAGCTACCCGTAGCTGTTGAGTCTGTGAAGTCTGGTCGTACTACCATCGAGAAGATTCAGAAGCAGTACACACTGACGGCTGATCAAATTAAAATGTTTACAAATGAAGATTAGGTCATCATCGTGCTCCCCGTTATTTATGGGGGACGATGGGTTGACTGACATACAGCAAGCCCAACTTGACGAACTGCTATCAAAGATTAAACTTACTGACGCTCAAGCAATTAAGCGTGACCACCTACAGCAAAAGTCTAACACTATTGAGCTGAGTAGGGGTGCAAAGACTCTTATCGAGGAGTACATCAATAGGGAGTACTACGGGTACACTGAATCATTTTCAAACCCTAAGACTCAAAAGGGATGGGACGTTGAGCAGGAGTCTATTGACATATACAATAGGATTTTCTTTACTAACTACCACAAACAAGCTGAGTTTGACAAGTACTACCACATATCTCATGGTATATCGGTTGGTCATCCTGACATTGTTGATTGTGAGAATAAGAAGATAATCGACATAAAGTCCTCTTGGTCGAAAAAGACTTTTCCCAAGACTATTGAGCAGGCCTACGACCCAAACTATGAGTGGCAGGTAAAACATTATCTCTATATTATGACTAAGATGACGGGAGATGACTGGAGACATGGCGAGGTAGCATTTATTCTTACCACTACTCCTGAGGAGTTAAAGCCTGATTATGAGGACGATAGCCTACACTACATGGAGCACCTAGACGATAACTTGAGGGCCACTGTGTTTAGCGTTGAACTTACAGATAAAGATATTGTCAAGATGGACAAACGGTTAGCTACTGCCGAGAAGTATGCAATTTTTTATTCTAATTTATTAAAAAACAAAAATGTTTAAAATTAAAGGAACAATTAAGATGATTGGCGAGACGAATGTTATCAATGACAAGTTTCGCAAGCGTGATTTTGTACTAACATCTGAGGATGACATGTACCCACAACAAATTTCATTTCAAGTGATGCAAGACAAGTGTGACGATTTGAATAACTTTAAGGGGGGTATGTCAGTCGAGGTGTCATTTAATTTGCGTGGTAGAGAGTGGACAAGTCCAACTGGTGATGTGAAGTATTTCAATACACTTGAGGCTTGGAGAATTGAGACTGCACAAGAGAGTCCAACAGCTGTTGCACCAGAAGAGAAGGTCGAGGAGGACTTACCATTCTAATGGAGTGGCTAGTATTTTACCTTTTGTTTTCAGGGATGTATACAATGGGTGTGTCATTTAAAAACCAAGCAAATTTATTTGAGTTCTTTATGCTTTTAGTCTTATCTATTATTACGGGTTGGATTTTAATGCCAGTACACATAGGAATGTGGATGGACTTAAACGATAAGTCATAGGTTCAGTTAGAGTTTCTGAGGTTAACCAACCATAATTGGAAAAAACTCTGGGTAGGTATCTTATGGGGTAGCCTACCCTTTTTTAAAAATCTAAAATTTAATTATATGAAATGGGAATCAAGCTTTAGCCATGGCCAAGATAGTATTGTACATTCAGTAATAGAATCATTCAAAGAAAGATCGACATCTGGAATCAAAAAATACAATACCACACTTGACAGAACAGACCTAAGTCCATTAGATTGGCTTACACACTTACAGGAGGAGCTGATGGATGCGACTCTTTACGTTGAACGTTTAAAAAAAGAAATCAAATGAAAGAAATAATGAAGGGAAGAATTACTCAAGAGGTAAAAAGAAAAGAAAGAAGACAGGAGTATATTTCAGCCTTAATAGGAATAATAATAGGATTATCATTTGGTCTAGTTGCTAGTGTTTTCATGTACAAGGACGCTGAGTCGTGCCATGAATTGCTAGAAGAAAATAGACTTTTAAAAGAATTATTGTATAACAATTAAAACAAAACAAAATGAAAAAAATAATGATGATTGTGGTAATAATAATTGCCACTTTAAGTTCTTGCACTAAGGAGGACATCACGTGTAACCCTACAACTTGTGGAGCTATAGTTAACGATGGTATAACAGATGGTTGTTATTGGTTAGAGATAGAGAATGATTGCTCAGGCAACAAGAAGAAGTTCTGCTTTGATCAAAGTGTATGGATGAATGCATACGTTGGCACTAACTTTTGTGTTACGGGTGTACAACCTTGGTAAATTCTTATTGGTATGGATAAGCCAGAACTTGTCCATACCTTTTTGGATGGTAGGTCATGTACATCTTTCAACAAATGTATATGCTGATATCCATGAGATACTAATGTCCTGTGGCATGAATATTATTGTAGCCATTGGATTTATAATAGACTACAAAAATTCCACCACTAAATAGCATAATGCTAAATAAAGTTTACAAAACCCATCATTTTTGTTAGTTATGCTTTACATAATAGGAATATTTCCGATTAACCTTTAAAAATTTAACAACATGAAACTAGAAGTATTTACAGAAATCTTAAATAGACTTAGGAAACAATCAGACAAGGAACATGCATTGTATGTATTAGATATAGATACTATTAATTTCTCAGACAATTATACTTCAGTGATAAACATTTTATTAGAGGTGTACTATGGTAAAGATGGAGCAGATTGGATTGGTTGGTATCTATGGGAGAGAGATCCTCTTGGAACAATTGACCAAGCAACTACTAATGACGGAAAGCCTATTTGTTATGATATTCAGTCATTATGGGAAGAGGTAGAGCAGTGTAGGTTGGACAATACAAAAGAGTATGAGCTACCTGTCAAACTAACAGATGAGGAGAGGTTAGAAGTGCTAAAGATAATTGCAAAAGGAATGTAATGTTTTTAACGGTTACAGCTATACATCAGTTTTTGTTTTTCACAAAACTTGCGTATAGGTGGTGTTATAAGCCGTTTTAATTAAAATAATTTAATAAATAAAAATAAATAATATGCACACAATTAATGATTGTCCAAGATGCGGAAAAGATTTTATGTATCACCAAACTGACACACATCTTTTCAGAGATCTTAAATCAAATGAAGAAATTAAAAATGAATACCCGATACAAGATGAACAATGGGCGAGCCGAAGATGGAGTGCAGATAGAACTGAAAGTTGTGACCTATCTGGGGGATATGATGTAATTTGTCAAGACTGCGATGAAATAGAAAATATTGCCGAGTTTATCAAAGAAAAAGCTGAACATCGTGGATGGGAAAATGCAGAGTATATGGCTGGTGATAAGTTTGGTGTTGATAAAACTTTAGAGGCTATTCACTGGCTCGATAAGAACGATGCATCTTCTCAAAATGGCTTATAACTAATGGCTAACCCTCATAACAACAAATAAATATAAATATAACTAATATGTTAGCTATTAATACCTATTTGCCCCAATTCTAGCTAATATATGGGACAGTTTAATTAAATAAAAATGATATGAAACCAAAAAATAATTCTTCAGCCAGAATTGCTATGAAGGACATTTCAGAATATTTACATAATCAAGACATAAAGATAGTTGATGAAAATCAAGATGTATGGATTGTAACGCCTTCAAGAATGCAAAATAAAGAAACAAGAAAATTAAATTCAAAATTGGGGTTGCACAAAATAAATAAATTTTGGATCAGGGCATCTCGTAATAAATAAACTTATACTGTAAAACTAATAATTAACAAGTAAAACTTATAAAAATGAGACAGATAGTATATAATTCAGTAAAATGCCTTGAGTGTAATGAGGTATTAGTAAGTAGACATAGGCATGACTATGTAACGTGTAGTTGCCCTAATGATGCTATGGCAGATGGTGGTAACGAGTATGGCAGGTATGGTGCAATGGACATGGAAAAGATTAAACTTTATTATGTTTATGAAGATGATGACTTTGAGGTTGTAAGACAACATGCAACGAGAGGTAGCAGAGGTAAGGATGGTAAAGACCCACTAACTTGGATAGCTATTGCTGATATGGACGATGACTACCTAGAGGCAGTACTTGACTATGGTGGTGTTGATTGGCACCTTGATTTAATTAGGAAAGAGATAGCATATAGAGATAGTTTATTAACTAAAAAACTGGACAAATGAAGATGATACTAGAGTATGATTGTGAAGAAGAGTCAGACGATGCAAGGACGGCCTTAGATGGATACAAGTGGAAAATGGCCATGTGGGAATTAGACCAACTTCTTAGAAGTGCAACAAAGCATGGTTCCTTTGAAAGAAGAGAAGCTACATCTGAAGAGATGGACATGGCTGATAAGATAAGAGATGCTATAAGAGATATATTAAATGAACATAACTTAAATTTAGACTAAGATGACACAAGAAAAAGCAAATAATATTTTTGAAACAGAAATAGGGCAACAACTTTTATCTATATACTGCACCTCTGATGATAGAGCATTTATTAGATATGAAGAGGCACAAATACACACAAACAATATGATTAATTCAGTTGGTTCACAAGAATTTATAGATACAACCATAACAGAATGGTTTCCAGAATAAACACTAAAATAAAATAACATGAAGAAAGTAGTTTGTATTAATGACAGAAAATTGCCAGAGGGGGCAGAGGTTGTGAATGGTAGGGAGTACCGGGTCATCAATGAATTTATAAATTCTTATGACCAGAGGGTGTTTATTATATCTGGAATAAGGAACAAAGGAACTACTAAAAATGGTTTAATGTGGCATGGATACTCCTCAAGCCGATTTGCCGATTTGGATTTACTATCGATTGGTATTGGAGAATATAGTGAAGAATTGTCTAATTAATAAAATATAATAAATGATAACATACTTTAAATCAATCAGTGATACATCTTCTCCATTCTACCGTGACATCAATGTTGCATTAGACAGGATAAGATCTGGCAAGTCAAAGGACATAGTTGAGTTAGTAAGGTCTGAGACAAACAAAGACATGCGTAACGAGAAGAAGAAGTTGTTGCCAGCGATATGTTTTTCTGGCACCTTCTCTAAGAGAGCAGACAACTCTATCGTTGATCATAGTGGATTTATTTGTTTAGACTTCGATGGCTTTGATGGAAACATAGAGGACAAAAGATTAGAGTTAATAAACGATAAGTATGTATACTCTGTCTTTACCTCTCCATCTGGTGATGGATTGAAGGCGTTGGTCCGCATACCAAAAGACCCTATGAACCATAAGAAATATTTTCTGTCACTACAGAAGCATTTCTTTTGTAAGGAGTTTGATGTGTCTTGCAAGAACATAAGCAGGGTGTGTTATGAATCCTATGACCCTGATATCCATGTTAATGAATTGTCTTTGGTTTGGTGTGAGATGGAGAAGGACCCAGAATACAAAAAGCCATTAGTAAAAACAATAACTATCGTAAACGAGGACGACATCACAAAGAGGCTGTCTATTTGGTGGGAGAAGAACTATGGCATGGTCAGTGGGTCGAGAAATAATAATCTATACATACTGGCCTCTGCACACAACGAGTATGGAATTTCAGAGTCGTTATCAACACTAGTCCTCATGTCTTATGACACTGCTGGTGATATGGCTAGAGAGATACCACAGATAGTATCTAGTGCATATCGGAACAAGGCATCATTCAATACTAAGTTCTTTGAGGATTCTGAAAAGATTTCCACTATTAAGAATAAGATACTAAATGGTACCCCAGCATCTGAGGTAGATGGGTCGGAATTCGTGACCATTGATGAAGATGAATTTTGGACAAAATCTAGCAAGGGCAAGGTTGACTTGGTTCCACATTTATTTAGGCTGTACTTACAAAACAATGGATTCTATAAGTACTATCCAGTTGGATCAAACAACTTTGTCTTTGTTAGAGTTGTCAACAATACCATCAGCGATGTTAACGAGGACATGATAAAGGACTTTGTACTAGAGAAGTTGTTAGCTATAGACGACATGTCTATATATAATTTCTTTGCTATGAACACGAAGTTTTTTCAAGAGACTTTCTTAAACTATGTTGCAAAGATTGAGCCTGAGTTTATGGTTGACACTCCTGACGAGGCTTACCTGTACTATCAGAACTGTGCAGTTAAGGTTACACGAGATGAGATATTTAGTATTGACTACAAAAAACTTACGGGCCACGTTTGGGAGAAGCAAAAGATAAACAGGGACTTTAGTAAGTCAAGCGTTGTTGATTGTGAGTTTAGGGTGTTTATTAAAAATATTTCTGGCGACAACAATGAGCGTCTAAAGTCTATGGAGTCAACACTTGGCTACCTTATGCACAGCCACAAGCCAGCCAGCTACTCACCAGCGGTTATATTAAATGACGAGGTGATCAGCGATAATCCAGAGGGCGGTACTGGTAAGGGTATCTTTGTAAAGTCTATAAGCCACATGAAAAAGATGGTTATTATAGATGGCAAGGGATTCAGTTTTCAGAAGTCATTCCCATACCAAAGGGTGCAGGTAGACACGCAAACACTTGTCTTTGATGACGTTGCACGTAACTTTGACTTCGAGAAGTTGTTCTCTATCATTACTGAGGGGATAACACTTGAGAAGAAGAACAAGGACGAGATACACATCCCATTTGAATATTCCCCAAAGATTGTTATAACGACAAACTATGCGATCAAGGGTGCAGGAAATTCATTTGAAAGAAGGAAGTGGGACCTTGAGTTCAAGCAGTACTACACCAAGTCCTTCACTCCTGAGAGTGAGTTTGGCCACATGCTATTCACTGGATGGTCTGACGAGGAGTGGAACAATTTTGATAACTACATGATCCAAAACCTACAGTTCTATCTGTCTAGTGGACTATCTAGAAGCGAGTTTAAGAATCTTGCTACAAGAAAGTTTATCGCTGAAACGTCTGGTGATTTCTGGGAATGGTGTACTGGTACTGACAACTACATGACAAGGCTAAACGCTGTGTCTTTAGGTCAGGAGCTTTACAATGACTTCTCTATGCAGTACCCAGACTGGGGTCAGTATGGAAAGTACAAGATATCCCACAACAAATTTTATAGGTGGATAGACTGCTACGGAGATTTTGCGTTTGGTACCAAGCCTAACATATCAAGAAATGCACTTGGTAAGACGATAGAATTTATATTAAAGAAAGATGAAAATTTACTCTTAAACTTTTAACTATGGAATACTCAAGTTTTATTATCAAGGAAAGATGGGAGATAACAAAGAAGTTATTTCAATTGTCTAGAAAAGATTCTAGACGCAGTAATGAATTGTCAAGTAGCTGTGACGACTATCGTGTTGCTTACGACTACATAACTGGAGCCTCTGATGTATTGCCCTACGTTCCATTAGACAGCCTTAGAGTTCTTAGAAGGAGCCTGTTAAAGCTGGACGAAAAGATCAACGCAGACACAATAGTTGAGGTAAAATACTGGATTCAAAAACTACAGGATGATGCTTCGTGAATATCAAATAGACATAGCGAATAGGGCGGTAGAGATACTAAGACTAAAGAAAATAGTCTACCTAAGCATGGAGGTTAGAACTGGAAAGACTCTGACCTCATTTGAAACAGCAAAATTATATGGTGCGTTGAGGGTTCTCTTTATGACAAAGAAAAAAGCTATAAAGAGCATCCAAGACGACTACGATAACTTTGGATACTCTAAGTACTTTGAGCTAGTAGTAGCAAACAACGAGTCAATACATAAGATTGACGGTAGCTTTGACTTAGTGGTGCACGATGAGTCACATAGGTTTGGATCTTTTCCTAAGCCATCACTTGGTGCCAAACAATTTAAGTATAGGTACTCAAGCATACCACTTATTTTATTGTCAGGTACACCAACACCAGAGAGCTTCTCTCAGATGTACCATCAGTTTTGGATAAGCATATACTCACCATTTAGGGGATATGCAAACTTTTATAGGTGGGCAGACGACTACGTGATGAAGTATCAAAGAAAGATAAACAGCATGCTAGTCAATGACTATTCAAAGGGAATAGAGTCAAAGATTATGTCTGTTGTTTCTCAGTACATGATAACATTCACTCAGAGTGATGCTGGATTTTCTTCAGAGATAGAGGAGGAGGTCATACACCTAAAGATGAAGCCCGTTACCTACAGCATATGTAAAAAGCTGAAGTCAGACTTAGTTGTCGAGGGTAACAACGAGGTCATACTGGGAGACACCCCTGCAAAGTTAATGCAGAAGCTACATCAACTATACAGTGGAACCTGTAAGTTTGAGACTGGCAACTCTATGGTACTTGATCTGACTAAGGCTGAGTTTATCAAGTCGCAATTTGCGACCGCAAAGATTGGTATATTCTACAAGTTTAAAGAAGAACTGAATGCACTAATTCAAGTTTATGGTGCAGAAAACTTGACATCAGACATCGAGGAGTTCAACTCTAGCAACAAGTCTATAGCCCTACAGATCGTTAGTGGCAGGGAGGGTATATCTTTAAAGAACGCAGAGTACTTGGTTTTTTACAACATCGACTTTTCTGCTACATCATTCTGGCAGGCGAGAGACCGTATGACCACCATGGATCGTTTATTCAATAAGATATACTGGATATTTGCTGAGGGTGGAATTGAAGATAAGATATATAAGGCCGTGAAGGCAAAGAAAAAATACACCGTAAACATTTTTAAAAAGGACTATGAAAGAGAATAAACTAAAAGGACCACCTAATCCATCGGAGAGGGCAAATCGATTATTGTTTTATATTGGCATAGACGCTGGTATAAAAGACGTAGTGCAAAACATAAGCGAGGCGTTGAAAGAAGGAAATAAAGAAAGAACGCTTTATTGCTATGAAGTCTTGTATCATTTAACAGTATTTAAAGTAGGACTATGAAATTACTTAACGACCCAATGGTCAAGCTTTTAATAGATAAGTTTGACCTAGAAACTCCTCCAATAAATGTATTGGAGATATCAAAGTATGAACTTGATGGAGACTGTATAAAAATAAAAGAGATAAAAGTTTTGGATATTGACATGAACTTTGTTAGATTTGCAAACATTAATAAAGTTCTACCATATTTAAGTAGCTATTATACAGTATTTAATGACCGAGCAACAGATCCAGTCGAAACTAATAAAGAAACTTGAGACCGAGGGTTACTATGTCATAAAACTATCTGTAACAAATAAGCCAGGGATACCCGATCTACTAGCGATACCTAAAGATTCTAACGTTGAATTCATTGAGGTTAAAAAGAAAGGGCAGAAACCAAGACCACTACAAATATATAGGATGAATGAAATTAAAAAACACGGAGCCAAGGCCTGTTGGTATAATGGTGAGGCATACTTTGACGTTAACGAGGGAGAGTGAGAACATTAGAAAACTTGTAGAGAATGGATGGACCTTAAAACAGATTGGTAAAAAATACAATATCCCCGAGGTCACGGTACACCTAAACCTTTATAATATAATAAAACTAAGTGTTAGCAGGGGTGAGTTTGGATACAAGAAAGAGGAAGACTTTCAGAGTGAAGAAGAAATGTTAAAACCAATAAAATATACTTTTAATAACTTAAGCGATGACGAAAAAAAAATCTATAACGAGCGAAAAAAAACTGGCTGCCTTGGTAGGTATTTTACCAGTGATGATGGACTTCATGGAGGACATCAGGGACACGTACCCCCAACTATACAGGCAACTTATCAAAAAATCTGGTAATGAATTTATTGCAGAGGTAGAGAAGCTTGGCAACACTATTTACTCAAAAATTGAGCAGGAAAATGATAAAGAAGTAGAAGATTTCTATCAGGAGGTTGTCCATATGGGCAACACCTTTAGATCTTGGCTTACAAATTTATAATTTTTTTGTGTTTTGAATAGAAAAAATACATAACTTTGTACCTATGAGCAATGTAAATTACGTTAACGGAGTAATGAATGAAATCAACGACCTAAGTTGTTGCATTTACGAAGCGTTAATGGACAACGAAAATGAAGAATTGAAATCTAATATTTTAAATTTAATTAAAGTCCTGAAGGACCTCCAAAAAACTCATGAATACATTCCATAACAGAGCACTTGAGCTGTATGATAATACAACTCAAAACATTACCGAGATATCTCGAATAATAAAAAAAGAATTTCCATCAAACGATCAAGAACCAGAAGCCCTAAGGATGCAAATCTCTAGGCTTATTAAAAAGAGAGGTCTTCGTGATGCATGTGAATCTTTAAACATTGATCAATCAACCGTACCATACATGTGGTTGAAGTCTAAGGAGGCATCACTGTTTATTAGAAACCCTAACTTTAATGTTACTGAGATAAACTTTGATAAGATTATATCTGAGTGTATGGCAGATCATGTTCCAGTTAAAAAAATTAAGGCTCCTAAGTCTTATGACTTTGATAGGGTAATATGGACCGATGTTCACGTTGGTATGGACGCAAGCCGTAAGGGTCTTGCCTTGTATCCAGCAGAATGGAATCCTGTTGTGTTAAACAATAGAATTGACGAGATGATTGACTTCATACTAGAGAATAAAACTAGCGATATACTGATCTTAGATGAGCTCGGTGACTATATGGATGGTTGGGATGGAGAAACGACACGTAAGGGTCACAAACTACCCCAGAACATGACCAACGAAGAGTCATTCGAGGCTGGTCTAAAAGCAAAGGTTAGACTAATAGACGAACTATCTAAACACTACAAGCACATAACGTGTAACAACATCTGTGAGGACAATCACGCTGGAGCATTTGGGTACATAGTTAACTCAGCATTTAAACAAATTGTTGACTTTAAACATTCAAACGTTGAAGTTATCAACCACCAGAAGTTCATAAATTTTTATATCATAGGAGACCATGGATTTATCATAAGTCATGGAAAAGATTCTAGAAATTTAAAGTTTGGATTTAAACCACAGCTGGACCCAAGGTCTGCTGAGAAAATATCTCAGTACATCAGACACAACAATGACTTGAGGTCTTGTAAGTACATTGAGTTCAGCAAGGGAGACTCACACCAGTGTCTGTTTGACATGTGTACCTCTGATGAGTTTGACTACTTTAATTATCCAGCATTCTCACCTAGCTCAGAGTGGGTACAGACAAACTTCAAGAAGGGTAGGTCTGGCTTTGTTGTTCAAAATATCAGTAAGTTTTCAGATAGAAAAAATATTAAGCCCTACTTTTTTGAGTAGGAGTTAATTATCTGATCAGCTGTTTTTCCAGATTGAATTTTTTGGAGCTCTCTATATGAAACCTCATCAACTACTGATGAAAGTTTTACATATTCTTTGCCTTGCTTTTCAGTTAGGCCTCCATGTTCTTCAATCCATTCAATCTCGGAAACTGTTGTCTCTAATTTTGATTTTGATTTAGTTAGATCCATCTTCCATCCAGTAACTTTAGTGCCAGTCTCTTTCCCAACAGCCTTATATTTTTCATATTGTTTTTCTGTTAAGGAGTTCTTCTTTGATAACTTTATTATATTATTTGTTACGGTATTTACGTCACGTGGAACTATTCCTAATGCAAACAAAGCTTCAAATATAACGGCATTCTTAATATTATCTTGATCTTTTGGTAGCAAATATCTTTCTGACTTATTTCCCATGTAGTCTTGAGTATATTTTCCTGTATACGCTGTGTTCATGTTATCAATTAGTTCCTTGTATGTGTCATACCCAATACCAATTGTACCATATGACTTTTTTTCATCATTAAACAATTGATACTCACGATCTTGTTTGTATTTTTCAATAAAACTTTGCTTTTCTTTATCATTCATTTTTTCTTTACCTGAAACTTCAAGCATTAGATTTTTCTTAGACACAGCTTCATCTATCATATCCTGATCTACTGACAATTGACTAAGCAATAAGTTTGCACCTCCGACAACAGTATTATCAGCTATTGGTATTGGAGAAAGAAAATCTGTCACTATAGATCTTAACGGATATTTTGTTGCGTTCTTCATCTCCTTAGATATCTCCACACCCAATAATTTTTCTTTTTCCTCATCGTCATCATCTGCAACTGCTCCAATTATTCCCTTTGCAATAGCAAGGTATCCAATACGAATTGATAGACCTATTGATTGATATAACGCCATTTCAAGTGGAAGAGATAATAATGACCTAGCAGCTATTATTTTGTCCTGTTTTGATGCACCACTATTAATTCCTAGAACCTTAATATCTGATACCATTCTCGATTTTTGATTTAATGAGAATGATGCAAAAGGCAAGAATAATTTTCTCATAATCTTAGTTGTAGAATTTTGAGAGTTGAATACCTTACCAGCCATTTTAGCGTCAGATACATTTTGCTGTCTGTCTACCATAAGCATAGCATAGTCTGCCGCATCTTGGTTTACATTATGTGTAGCCCAATCAATATCTGTTCTTTGATTATTATCTGACAGGTACTGCTTATAGTAAGAAATAAATGAAGACTTAGCGATGAATACATCTGGCTTAGATAGGCACCACTTCAACCATATTTGCTGTGCGTCTACAATAAAATTTGAAACTACCCTCGCACCAGAATTTGCTTTGTCTAATCTTCTATCAATGGACTCAATTGTTGATTGTGATTCTTGACCACGGTTGGATATTGCCATCCCTAATGAATCGATCCACGCATTTGAAGCTGGTGTCAATATATCTATTCTACTAGAGTTTGCAAATGTACTTAGTGCAATTGGAAATGTTTGCTTTACAATTTGATCTATTCCACCTAGTGCCTTTCCTACACCAATACCACCAAGAAAATTGGTTAATTGATCAAGGTAGTGCATTGTGTCAGATGGTCCAACTCTTTTATTTTTAGCGGCCTGTATATATTCAGCTATTCTTTTTCTAAATATATCTCTGTCCTCTTTTGTTGGTATTAACTTGTTAAAGTTTTTTGAGTTTATAAAACCATCTATCCTTCTTATTGCAGCTGCTGTATTCACATCAATAAGTGCTGCCTTATATGCAGATGAGTTATTAACATCAAAATCTAGGCTAACATATCTATTTGCCTTTGATACTTTTGATGCAGATGGTCTGTTTGATTCCATTAACACCCCTGTCTTATTCTTATCTAGAAATTCTATATCCCTACCAAATGCACCAATATTTTTAGGTTCAATTATTTCTTCTAGATTTGCTTTGTCTAGTAATTTATATCTGTCTGTACTGTATGAAGTATCACTACTAAGCATCGTATTATAAACAGAAAGACTTATGTCTGATAGGTCATTATATGTAGTCCCCCATTGATTTATCCACCAACCAACAGCAGATCTATTAATTTTATCTACGTTAGCACTTATAACATCAATATCTCCAGAATCTACGTTAAGCTTGTCGTATATCTTTTGGTATAGTTCACCCATTTTTTGCTCCTTAGTGGATCCTTCTAATAGACTTTTAACGCTTTCTTTTAGTACCTCTACTCTTCTTTTAAGCTCTTCTGCTTGTTGCATTGCAGTTCCTGATACATTTCTACTTAAGAATGCAAGCATCCCTCTTTCATAAACATTTTCAGAATCGTTAAAACTTTTACCATTTGGCTTTGTCTTTGCATATTGCTTAAAGTATACATCAACAGTAGTATTAAACATTTTTTCTGCTTTGTTTACTCCATTTATTAATGCAGTCCAGCCCATTTTTTTAGCTACCATAAGTCCTTTCTTTGCACCTACAAATAGTTTTTCAAATAGTATTGGCATTGATGCAATTTGTTCAGACATGTATTGCCCTACCTTAGGACTAAAATATTTTCTAAGTGGACTAGCGACAACCTTGTCATCTATTAAGTTTTCTAGCTCAGTTTCACCTTCCTGTTTTTCTATTACCGCCTCAACAGAGCTTGTTATGTTATTGTTTATAAAGTTATCCATTGCCTCAGCAATAAATATTGCCTCTTTAATAGACACATTATTTATATCAATGTTAAGCATTCTAGATATAATGTCAATATTTTTCTCAGTTAGAGCTACATCTTCACCAGTCATTGGATTAATCTTATATGTAAGAATGTCTTTCATTATTGCAGACATTGTATCTATACGTCTTGACAAAAATGTTAGTATATCTGCCTCATAATCAGCATCATCTGCTTCTTCTTTTAGTGAGTTTATAATTAATTCTATATCGCTTAACGACATTTTATCATCTATTACTCCAGCATCAACTAATTCACTGTGCACAGCAAGTAGTTCTTCTTTTAATATTCTTTCTTGATTTTCTATTGCATCATTTGTAAATTCTGATACTGAATCAATATTCATTGACTCTCTCATGTTTACATCAAGATCTTTTCTATTTACTCTAGACGGCTTAATTGCATTCTTAACAATTTCTGCCATCTCTAGGTATTTATCAATATCATCTACCATTGATGGGTCTATCTTGCTAAACTTCTTAGCCATACCAACCACCTCAGCCTGTATATCTCCCTTAAGTAATTTTCTAATTCCTTTTCTAAATGAAAAAGCTCTAGACAATCTTTCTTGATAGTCTGCCTTTTCAAATACTCTAGCAGCATAGTCTGCAAGTCTATTAACCATAACTTGGTTGTCAAGGTTTACTACACTCACTCTATTTATTATTGTTGCTGCTTGCTTTGCAGTTAATCTTCCAAGTTTTACTAGACCCTTTATTGCAGTTGATAGCAACTTTCTTTTTTGGTTAAGGTCACCCTTAGCCTCCCTAGCAGCTCTTGCTTCAAGTCTAATCTGATCTTTTAGTGCAGTCTTTTCTGTTACTGTTACTGTGCTTGGCTTAGGTGTTCCCATTATCTTAGCTACAGATGGAGCCTTCTTTAGTTTCTGTTTTTTAGATTGTCTAAAGTCTCTTATTTTTTGCTCTCTGTCTATGTCGCTTGCATCTTCATACCACTTTGATATTTGTATGTAGTCTATTACATTCTGAATAGCGGTATTCCAAGCTACTCCACGGTCTAATGATTTTTTAAATATAGCATCTGCCTCACTGTCCATCCTTGTTTCTTGTGTAGTCTTCTGGAATTTAATGCTTGGCTGAGTAGCGTCAAACGTAGTGTTGGTACCATCTGCAAGTTTTACTTGGTTTGATTTTAATGTATAATAAACATTTTGTGGATCACCTTCTTCATCATCAAACCAATTATCGTTTATATTATTAAATACAACTCCATCATTATTTTTATCATCTAAATTTGATGCTATTTCTCTTGTAGATGAACCATATTTATTTTTTAAGTTATCCCATTTTCTTCCTTTTGCATCAATTATTAATGGATTCTTTATATTTAAAAAAGTTTCTAAAACAATTTCTCCAGATGCGTAACCATCTGCGTTCATATAATCATCAGTAAAATATGAACCACCCATAAAAATTTCAAAATCTTCAGTTGTCCCATGGTAAACAGGCATAGGTTCTCCGTTAGAATCAACGATTTTACTAGCGTTCTGTGGATCGTTCTCCCAGTCACCAAACCATTTCTTAAATGCAGGTGTTCTTACCTGCTCCCATTGTACATCATTGAGATTAGACGGCTTACCGTTTGGAGCGGTCTTCTGGAACTTAATATTACTACCAGACTTATCTAACAATGGCTCATCAGATTTAACTACTTTATTTGTAGCCTCATCATATTTACCATATACAGTAAATCTATCTGAATTTGGAGATGCTTCTATTGCATTTTTTGCGTAAACCAAACCACCAACTTGAATAACTTCATCTGCCGAAATAACTGGTGCACCATTTGCTCTATTCCAAAAGAAGCTATGTCTAAATGGATTCATACCTACCTGTACCCAGCTTGGATCGTTCATAATTTCTTCAATCATAGCCTGAGCATTTAATCCCTGCTCTTCAGCTGTCTCTCCTGGTATGTCTACCATCTCACCTTCCATTCTAGCAAATGTGCCTTTTGAATTAAATCCAGCTGCAATATTTAATGCTACTTTAGGGTCTGTTGTAAACTCAACATTCTTTAACCTTGCAGCATTTCTATAAGAAATTACATTTCCATTCTTTACTCTTCCATCATGTACAGTTACAATCCATGCATTATGATGCAAGTAAGATGGTATGTCAAGTCTAAGTCCAACTCTTTTTATTTTTTTACCAAGTTCATCTACAACTGGAGCCATTAATTTGCTTGCCTTTTTGCCTAGTGCTGTAATCATGTGCGATAATGTTGATGGTGCAAATAAGGTACCAATTGATCCAATTGGAGAATATTTTTTTACTGCATCCACATATTCCCCTTGATTAATTTTACCCTTAGCTAAATCAATTGCAACAGATCTAAGGTTATCGCTATTTTTTGCGATTGGACTGTTCATCATACTTTTAACAGGAGTAGCAACCCAATTTTGTGTTAACTGTTTTTTAATCTTAGAAGGAGATCCCTCTTCGACTGCAAAGCTAGGCAACAGACCAATCTTTTGATCTGCAAACTTCATCTCATCGTACACCTCTCCAACCATCTGATTGGCCTGATCTATCTTGCCTTCTTTACGAAGCTGTCTAGCTTTCTCTCTCTTCTTAAATGCAGCGTCATTAACACCACTAAAATTAACCCAGCTATTTTGACCTCTTGTTTCAGATGTCATAGCTTTTTTAGCTTCTGGTGAATACATCTCAGAGTGAACTCTCCATGCATTTTCTTCTCCTATTGGTCCAAAACTATTACCTAGTTTAGCGTGACCAAAGAAGTCATGTACAAATCTAAAGACATCATTTACTAGCAATGTCTCTCCATTTGCGTCCTTTCTACCAGAGTCTTTTAATAATATATTTTCTTCTCTTTGTTTGTCAGTAATTGGCTCTTCACCAAATCCAGACTCTGTTGAGAATATCTTCATTCTATTGTTGTCTCTAAGATCATTTATCATGTCCTCAGAAGAAGAGTATGGCTCGTTGTTATTTATCTCTAACTTGTATCCCTTTGCTGTTATAGCGTCATATTGATCTAAGGTCTCCTTTGCCATTGCCTCATAAGCGGCCTTTACTTCAGGGATATTAGGATCATCTTTCATCTTATCGTAAGCGTCAGATATTCTTTTAGATAGGCCTTCGTCTAGCTTTGTTATCTTTTCAACAGGTGTGTATTCCATTCCTATTGACTTCATGTACGACTTTGCTATGTCAAGTGCCTGTTTTAATGGCTCGTTAAATAGCTTGTTACCAGCTACTGGTGCTGTAAGTTTATCGGTCTTATTTTTTCGGAATTTTATTTTTGATGATTCTTTAAACTCCGCTACTTTTGGTATAGCTCCTGCACTAGATGAAACATTTTTTTGTTCAAATTTAGGCTCTTCTGATTTTCTTGATACCTCTTCACCACCTTTATTATACTTTGTGTATGTCTCAGTAATATCACTTGATTTATATAGTTCTGTCGGTTGATAAATACCATTTATTTTTGCTAAAAGAGTCCATCCAAATGACGGATGATTATCTATATCACTTTCTTTTGTTTGAACTATTTTAAAAGTATTAGGATCAAACTTAACAATATTCATAATCTCACCACCAGTCATTCCTTGATTTAATGGATCCATTATTCTATTGTAGAACTCTTGTTTGTTTTTTATTCCAATTGCTTTTTGAAATTCTTTATTTGCAGATATTGCATTGTTTAAAGCCTTTCTTAAGTTAGGAGAATAATTATTCTTTATATCTAATAGCTCAATAATTTTTTTAGGATCTGACTTAAATGAATCAAAGTTTTTAATATTTTCTCCATATTTTTCTGCAAATTGATTAAACTCTTTTTGATTTGATTTATTAGTTTTTATTGCATCATTAAATACATCTATTAATTTATCTTTAGTAAGTATTTCATTATCTAATACTAAAGAAGATAATTCAGCAAAGGTATGTTGTTGAAACTGCCAAGAGTTACTTAATGTTCCAGAATGAGGTGCAAATATTTTAGCTCCACTCATTTCAGCATTTCTAACAAAAGTTTCAGCTTGTGCTTTTGTATTAAATGCTGCAAGGTTTGATACTTCACCAATTTTTTTATTATTTAATGACATCATTAATGGAACATAATTTTTTCCTCCTAACATGTTTATTTCAAATCCATTACCTAAATCAGTTTTACCTGCGTTTGTAAAATCATACATATTAGTAATAAACTTTTCACCATTAAGTTCTCGTATATCTAAGTCTTCAACAAACTCTATAATAAAATCCCTTGAATCTTCAGATACACTTTTTGCTTTTTTAAATTTTACTTTAGGGATATTAAATGTTCCAACTTCACCACCGTCTCCTGGATCATTTATCTCAATCTCATCCCCAGTCCTAAGTTTCTTAGACATGGTATTAATAAAGTCAGCAGCGTCTTGTGCAGTTGCTGATGCAGAAAATATAACTGGCAAACCTAGCTTCTTAGCGATATTATTTATCAATGTTTTGAATTGCTGTAGCTTTGTTGTAGTTAATTCTTGCTCTGCCTCAGATAGTATTCCACCAAGCTCTGATATGTATTCTTCTGCCTTTTCATCTTCATTGTATTGAGATACAAAATCATCTAATCTTTGTTTAATACCTTTGTCAGATATAATATTTTTAAGGCCCTTTGCCATCAATAATATTGACCCAGACTTCATTCCGTTTTTTTCAATCAACGCATGAAATGCTTCATGATACACCGTACCAATAGTTGCAGATTCTAGGTTAATATGAATATCACCGTCTACATATAGACCGCTTGATTCTGTAAGCCCAGTCTTTTCTTCTTTTGTTAATTGTTTCTTTGATGCCTCAATAGCACTAGCCATTTCTTGGCCATTGTTGTGCATGTATATCTTAACTCCAGGGATCGCATTTAAAACCATTTTAGCGGCTTTCACAATCAACTTATTTTTAGGCGTAGTTTGTTTTGATGCAAACTCCCTGACATTTTCTTTTGTCAGTAAGTTGTTTGTTGTCTCAGTTGTAGCTCCAAATACATTGGGCATTCTTCCTTCCTTTAAGGCTTTAGAGATTTCTCTGTGCTGCTCTGGAGTAAAACTCATAGGGTTCTCACCAGTTGCTCCAGTCTTAATATTTTCAAATGTTGCTAGATCAAATAATGATTCCTGACCAGCAAGTCTTGCAAATTCAAGTGCTTGTTCTCTTGATGTTTCAGGAACTACTACACTAAGGTCAATTGATACTTGATTGCTATTAGGAAACTTATATATTCCAGCCTTAACGACACCAGCATCACCTATCATTTTTTGACGCTCTGCAACAAAGTCGGCAACCATTTCTGGAGTCAATTCTTCTGTTGTAGTGTTCATGCTATCAACTGGAACAACTAAACCAACACCCTCATACTTAGTACCATCAATATTGAATGTAGCACCGTCTTCAGACTCAGGTGTAAGAGATTTAACTCTATCTACCTCAGCTGTTGTATTGGTTGTTATAACAGGCTTATCGATTACTACTTCACCTGTAGGCTCTAATAGAGGGCTTATTAAGTTGTCATACTTATTGTATATACTATTATACTTAGCCAATACAGTTTTTGGCATGATAGTTTTATCTATCTTACCATTTACTTTGTATTTTTCTATTTTAGGTATGGCCTTAAGAAGTTCAGCCTGTTCTTGTTCTCTGTAGGCTGCTACTTGCTCTTCTTGCTGTATTTTGCTTGCGACAGTGCTATCGCTACGATCTGCTTCATTGACCGTGGTTTCCCGTTGTCCCCCTTCGCTGACCCCGACTTCTGGTTGTCCTTCACCAGTTCCCTGATATTCGCTGATACCGCCTTCTGCTGTACCTTCTTGTTGCTTGATGTTGTCTTCTTTAGTGGCATTTTCTGATGTTGTTTTTAGTGCTTCGTTTATTTCTTTTATTCTATTTGTTTCTTTTACTACTAGATTAGGTTCTTTATCTTTTATTTCGTTTTGTATTATTTCTCTTTCTTGTAGTAAAGAAAAAGCTTCTCTTTGAGACTGTGTAGTTAATGAAGCTGGTATTTTTGTTAAGACAGAATATGATTTATTCAATTCGTCTATCTTCTTGTTCATTTCTTCAGACGAAATTTTTCCATTCTTTTCATCCTCCTTTATACTAGCTATCCATCCATTTCTTGATTCAGTATTTAAAACAAAATTTTTATATATATCAAACTTATTGTTTGATGATATATCTACAATATTATCTTTTACTGAAGCACCAGCAGATGTCATTCCACCAGCCAAGAAACCTAGCTTAAATGCATCAACTCCTTGGCCCATTAATTCAGCCCATCCACCAGCTTTTGATAGGTCTGGTGCGTCTTTAAAGTACTCCTCGTTGAAGTTATCGTTCTTTAATATTTCGTTAACAGCAAACTTTTGAATACCCTCAAATTCTTGTTGCATAAATTCAACATTTCCCTCAGAAACACCAGCACCTGTAATTTTAATTAGACCTTTAGCTATTGATGCACCTATGTTTTTTTGTATTGCTGAATTTAATTCAATTAAACCAGCATTCTTAGGTAAGTTCTTAAATGTTTTTGTTACTATATAGTTAGCAAATTTATTGAATAATGGATTTTTTCCAGCACCAACGGCAACATCAAACCCCCACTTTTCCATTTGACCTATAACAAGACCATATGGAACTGATATTAATTTCTTTTCGTTTTCGTTTAAATGATCAAAATCTGGGCCTCTCATTTGATCCTCCATTGCATTGTATGACATGGAGAAGAATGCAGCTGTACTTCCAACCTTTCCCAGTGCACCACCTGTTGCAGCGGTACCAAAACTTTCTGCTACAGCATTTAAGGCTTGAGGAATCATACCTCTGTTTTCTGATCTTATGTATTCTTTATTTGTTCCAGTTATATTTTCCCAACCTAAATCATATTTTTCTTTAGCAAAATCTTTTACTGTAGCCTGTGCAGCATTAGCAATTTGAGCATCGGTTAATCCTTTTACTTTTTTTTCACCGTAATTCCCATCTATTAATTTTGAAAACTTTTCATCTCCCATTATAAGATTTCCAGCAGCTAAACTATAATCTAATCCAGTTAATGCTAAATTAGACATGCCAGATGCAAAAGACTTTACAAGTGCCCCTACAGTACTTCCCTTTTCTTCTGGGGTACCCTTTGTTTGAATCAACTCTTCAGCAGAGATAAGTTTTTGAGCTCTGTTAGATAGTTCTTGTGCTCTTTTTTGTTTTATATTAATGTCTTTATATAGTTTTGATAAATCATCGTTCTCTTTATCAAATTCTTGTTGGGTCATCTTGCCACTAGCTACTCTTTTTTTAAATAGCTTTGTTTTTTCTTCGTATGACTTAATGTCTTTATCAATAACATCTACTTCATTTCGTTTGATATCATTTTCAACAGCCATTGCCTCTGTTCTGGCCCATTCTGAAATTACGTCTACCCTATCGCTGGTCATTTTAATTTTACCATTAGAGTTAATCATTGCGTCAATATAACTTTCAGTATCTTTTATATTTTCAAGACCTTCTTTTTCTCTTTTTGTAAATAAATTATAACGAAGAAATTCTTTTGCTATGCTTGATGAGTTTGATTTAGATAGGTCAATTGTTATTGAGTTTTCAAGCCCTTCATCATCACCATTCATTCCTGGAAAATACGAGTTAATGGTTAGCTCGTTTCCCTCTTGATTAAAACCAAAGTTTGAACCATATAATTCTTTTTTTAAAAATTTATCTACATCCCTTTTATTAAAGTCTATCTTGTCTATCTTATTTATTTTTGATAGTTGTTTCATCTGAGACTCACCAATAATATTAGCGGCCATATCAACAGCTTCTTGTGATTTTATTGGGTCTAATCTCTCTTTTGGTTTTCCATTATTATCTAACCAATATAAATATGTTTCCTCTGTTACGGGATTTTTATAGAAATTCTCATTGTCCTTTCCCTCTTGTAGCATGTAAAGCTTTCCTTCAAAAGTTGCAGGCTCTATTTTTTCTTCAGGAAGTATAGAATCCTTAGCTTCTTCTTGCTCAAATGCTCGTGTTTTTTCTGTAGGTATTGTTTGGTCAATTGGTGTAACAGTGGCACCTTTCCAGCGTTCTTTTGGTAAATCTGGATACGCCTTGTTTACTTGTTCTTTAGTTGCATATTCTGATTCAGGAATTTCTTTAGCTTGATTTGAATACCAGTCAGCTTGAAAATCGCTTGCCAATACGGCCTGCTTGTCTAGTATCTTTTCTCTTGCTCTAACGTCACCCTTTGATAGTGGAATATAATTCTCTCCAATTTTTTTTAGCCAAGAGTCACCTTCTTTTCTGTATAGTGCCCCAGGATTACTTGGAAGAATGTATATAGAAGGCTCCAACTGCCTTGTAGTCGTTGTGGATAACCGCTCCGATGAACCAACTTCCAAATTTGATTCCGTACTTTCGACTTGGCTTTTTTTTTTAATGATTGGAGTTTCAAAATACTCTAGCTTAAAAGTCTCTGGATCTAGATCAGTCAGCTCATTAGAATCTAGATATGAATATAGCTCTGAGAATTTATTATCATTCTGAGAGTATTCATTATAAAAAGAATTCTCATCAAGGTCTGTCATTTCTCTTGATACTAGCTCTTGGTATAAGTTTTTATATTTAGCGTTCATTAATTTAATTTTTTTATTGTTGTACCCTGCTTGTAGTATTGTTCTTGTGCTTTAGTGCTGAATATTTTATACATATCAGCTGAAGTTTTTAGTCCTGTATATTTTGGTGTTGCTCCTCGATTTCCTGGATCTTCATCATATGCACTCCATCCATTGTTTTCCCATTTAAAAAAATAATCACCACCAGAAGCATCTTTTAATTTTTGTGCTATAACCTTACCATCTTCACCAGATGACATTATTTTTTTTATTTCAGTACCTTTTTTCTGAGCATTAATTTGAGCATCAGTAAGTCCACCTTCACTAGGGCTAGAAGTAGTTGAGGCTTTTGATGGTTCGTCTTGAGTTATCTTCTGGCCTAGTTGGTAATCTATTTGGTTCATAATTTCCTGTCTAGCTTTTTCTGTCTGTTCTGGAGTCAACACAGGACGCATTACACCATTTCCATCTCTTGCCATCTGAATCATCATCCAACTATTTTCATCAATATACTTTTGAGACTCTTCATCTGTCATTGGATCTTGATCCATATCTCTACGAGCTTCATTTTCTAATTTAAGCATATTGTTTATTAGTGCATTTCTTTCACTATTTCCACTATAGTAACCAATATCATAACTTGTATTATCATCAAGAACGCTTGCAGTACTAGATGGATTATTCATAATTACTCCAATAAGAGAGGCTTTTGCTTTTGCAAGCTGAGGGTTTAATCCCTTTCCACTAGTAGTTGTCAGTCCTTCTTCTTTAGTAAAATCACCCCAATTTTTTACATTATTTGCAATAATTTTATTAAGGTCTACTTTATTTGACTGTATATTTTCAACATTATTCATAGCAACACCAGTTACAAGGGTGCTAGGATCTACCTGTCCTGTTGCTGGGTCAAGTACGCCAGTCATTAGATTACCAGTTTGTGGATCTATAAATACTTTTTTATTTTTTAGGTCTCCAAATTCTGCAAGCTTACCTATCTTCCACAACTCCTCGCCACTTGCTACAACATTTCCGTTCTCATCTGGCTCTTGTCTTTTTAATGCCTCCTGTATCTTTGCGTTAAATGTTTTTGCTGTCGTTCCAACGGCAGCCCAGTTTGTCATTAGATTATTGTTTCTACTTTTATATTCAGCAGGTGTAATAGATCTATCCTTAAGTTGTCTATTCCATTCGCCAATCATTGACCTAGCGTCTACAGCAGCAGATTGAACAAATCCGTTAAGGGTCTGGTCAGAATAACTATCTACAGTTGAAACTATTCTCTGATTGTCAACGTTTATTTTGTCTAGCTCTTCTTTTTGTTTCGCTCTTTCTTCTGAAATTCCAGTTATTGTGTCGACAAGACCACCCGTCAACTTAGCCCAGTCTAGGGTGTTATCAGGTGGAACATATCCAAAATAGGGATTATTTCTTCTCATAATTTAATTATTTTCAATATATTGTCCTCTATAGGCGTAATCGCTTGCATCTGTATAACCATCTTTATTATAATCTCCAGCTTCAAATGTTTTTCCTTTCCCTTTAATCTTACTTCCAGCTGTAATAGCTGCCCCAGCCGAGGTAAACATTCCCTCTATCGCTGCATTTCTATTGGTCTCTGCCTGACTCCTTCTAGCTTCTTGAGAAGCGACTTCGTTAGTTCCAATCATAAATTCTCTCTCTTGCTTTCTAGCACTTATGCCCATCTCAGCCTCTGCCTGCATGGCATCTCTTCTGAATTTTGCCTCGTCTGCCTGTGCTGCTAGCTGTAGGTCTTGCTCGTTTCCTGCTTGCATAATCTGTCCAACTCCACCAATAACTCCTTCAGCACCAGCACTTTGTACTGCTGATAATGCTGACGCACTTCTTTGTGCTTGAGATTGTTGTGCTAAATTAAATCCAAGCGTTGGAACTTGAACCTGCTTGAATGCGTTTGTTTCGCTTATTTTTGCTAGATCATTCTTAGCTGCTTGAGCAGCATTAGATGCCGTCTTCATATCTTTATTGGCCTTAATAGCCTGTGCTGCACTCATTCCAAGTCCTGCTACTGCTATTGCTGCTCCTGTTACTGCTGCCATTTTTTTTTATTCAAAGTTACTAAAAAAAATCCTATAATGTCTTAATCATTTCTGTACACTTAGTACTTCCCTTTACAAATCCACAACTTGCGTATGTGTTTATAAGGCTTTCATTCTTCAATGATGTGTATATGTACTTGTAGTCTCCAGAATCTTTAACCAATTCTATCAATACATTTATCAGGTATAGTATAGCCTCCTGCCTGTCTTTCTCTCTGTACTTAAAGTCTGATACTATAAATTCAATCCAAGCTGTTTTTGAGTTTGTTAGGTAAACAAATCCCCCACAAACTTCAACGCCATTGCTTGATACCATTACCCCACCTAAACCATTTTCAGGTAGCGAGTCTACACTAGGAGGTGTCCATCTCCAGTCCTTCCACCATGAACAAAATGTGTCATAGTCTGATTCATTTAACATTCTAAATTCCATTACATATAACTTTTAAATAAAGAGCTAGATATTGAATATAATTCTACTTCAGAGCCTTGCTGTATTGATAGTTCAACCTCCATGTAATACCCACGCAAACCAAACGACTCAGCAATTGAATTTTTTACAATATAAACGTATCCAACACCAGCTGGGAATGTACCACCTGTTATTGTTATTGTAGTTGTAGTTGCAGATACTATGGTTCCTCTAAAAATATTACTAAAAAACACTCTATCACCAACCCCTAATTTTGTACCTATAACAAAAGGAAATGTAGCCGTTGTTCCAGCTGCACTAGTAGGGCTTGTATTTCCAACACCTTGAGTTGACAGAAGATTGTTGCTATTTGATGTTGCATTAGATGCCCTCATATAAGCATACCATCCGCCTTCTTTCTCAAGGTACTCATTGCTTTGTATGCTTCCATTATCTAGGTCAGTAAGCATAGTTGCAGTCCAAGGACTAGTAGAGTCTAAACTTAAAGTTTTAAACATTTTAGTGCTTCCTGAGTCCTCATTAAATATTGTTTTAATTGTAGATGGAAAAGAAGTACTATAAAAATTTACTCTAGGAACCTGATCGGAATTTTGTTTCCATAAGCTTCCATCCTTCCAGCTATAAAATACATTACTCATACCAATCATCCAATCTGGATAGTAATCCCAAAAAGAAGTCCATCCGTCAGCGTTGTCTGAATACGTTATTGTTTCTAAAGCCATACAGCAAATTTACGAAAATTAAATCAAACAACTATCGACAGACTCAATAAGTTTATAGTAATTATATGAGCACCTAGAATCAGATAGCTCTAATTTTTCATTAAATGGATATTTTTCCATGTAGTTGGCCTTATAAAACATCCCCTGATCAGAAGATGGAACTCCAGCATTATGGAAGAAACTTACATCATCCCACCTTGACATTGGACATGTAGCCCAGCAAAAATCAAACTCTGGTGGCACAACAACATGATGACCTAACTTCCAGCCAGTCCATAGCTCTGCCCACATGCTTGCCGTCCAGGCTTGTATTCCATATGGATCACCGTCTGTCTTTACGTGCTGTAAGCTCAATAGCTTGTCGTATAGCTTAATTGAATAGTCTTCAACCATGGTCCAGTATTCGTGGTCAATATTCTTAAATAACTTTTGTGCTCCACCACTGTTTAATTGGTTGGACTTAACTACCGACTTGTCTATCCCTATAACGTCACACATTGCGTCTAAGACCTCTTCACCCTTGCTCATTATATATTCGTAGCCTAGGTATGAAACAGTGTCTGAGAAGTACCAATTGTCATCATTTAAAAATTTTGAGAAGTCCATGTACCTTGTAAAAATAAAGTCAGCATCATGAAAGAATATAGCATCATCCTTTAGGTATGGGTGCTCCTTAAAATGTTTTTTTAATATGTGTGCCTGAATTGCTGGTAAGTACTTACACACTCCCATTGTATCTTCGTAAAAGAAGAACCTTACGTATGGAAATTTTTGCTGTATCTTTCTCCAAGACTCAGGTACAGATTCTTGATATCCAGCTACCACATCAATATTATTTCCGTTGTAACCTAGACCAATAAAATTTGTAAGGTATACCTCAACCTGCCACGCATAATAGTCTATTGCAGGTTGTGCAGACATCATCCTTAAGTTCATCATTCGCAAGTAAATGGACTAGACCAAGTTGACACACCATTCCAAATAGCACCCTTATTATTAATCACAAATTTATAATAACCAGGAGGAGCTATTATGGTAAGTTCTTTATCAGCGTATAATATGTCAACAAAAAATACACCCTTGGTGTAGTATTCAGCGATAACTCCTTTGCCACATTTACCTTTATCACCAGCTTTTAAATCTACAAAAGAAAGTACATTCTCATATTTTGGAGGGCTTGTTGTGGTACTGGTACTCGTAGTAGTAGTACTAGTAGTAGTACTAGTAGTTGTGCTCGTAGTCGTAGTTTGAGACAAGCAATCAGAGCACTTATTATACAAAAACTTAACACTAGAAAACACTGTTCCAGTAGTAGTAGCAGTTGTTATTGTGTAGCACAATCCATACTGATCATTTAATACTGTACCTACAGGTAAAATACTTATAGCAGTGTATGATACTATTTGAGTAATTGCATTATTGTCACACCTAGTTGCTATACACTTTCTTAATGGTATAGTTGTAGTCGTTGTTGTAGTTGTCGCAGTTGAGCACGCAATAACATTTATTACCTGACCAGTGTTTGATATATTTACAGCAAACTTTACAACGTTTAACATTATGTACCACTTAAACTGACCATCAAATGGTGTCGTCCCAGTGTTATTTGTGTACACAAAATCACCAACTACTGGAAGCGTTGACCCTCCATTATGATAATGAGTGATGTAAGTTGGAGATGCAAAGACACAGCTATTGTAAGCACTACTTGATATTGCATTTGTGGCTAATGAAAAAGATGTAAATGTCGGTGCAGTTGTCGTTGTAGTAGTAGTTGTTGTAGTGCTAATAGTAGTACACGCACTACAGCTAGCATAATTTACAGCCGACCCTACGATTAATCTATATGGATATCTAGCAGATACAACAGAAAGTATGGTCCAACAATTTAAGTCAACAGCCGTCTTAATTATATTTCCAACAACTATACCCTGACTAGCTGTGTCTAATAGAGTGATCTCTACCGATGGGTCAATACATGATCTGGCATTGTAATAAGTTCCTGCTGGTACAGTAGTAGTTGTAGTAGTAGTTGTAGTGGTCCCCCCACACGTATGAGTATCTATTACAGAACCAATATCACTTATCCTTAACGCCACCTCGTGTTGATGGTACCAAAAACCTCCACCATTAAATGGTCTTAATCCTTCATTATCGTAATAAATAAAGCTGCCCTTACTTGGTAATTGTTGAAATTTATCTGTACCTATAAAAAACATGGTAGTAATAACTTTTCCAGAAGAACTGCATATTCCAGTAGTATCGTAATGAATATCTTTTATATCTATCTCAACTGGTCTAGTAACTGTTGATTCAAGAACACTTACATTAATTGTCTTGTTTGGACTCGTACCAAAAGAATTGGTTGCATTTATTGTTATTACATATTGTCCCTTTGCTGTATTTTTATCTATATTCCAGTTTCCATTAGAATATATTGATTGTGAAACTGGACTACTTGAAACTAAAGTCCAAGAGGTTGGTCCTCCTATTGCGTTTACAGGTCTTTTAATCTCCCCTTCAGTAGAATATACAATATTACTCTCATATATATACGGAACTGCAAACGGTCCATTTGAAAAACAGTCGTCTATATTTGTAACTAAGCCATCATTATCTATATTTATAAATATATTGTTTCCAATGTAATAATTTAAGTTCTCCCCAATAAATAATACATTGCTTGCAGAATAAATAAAATCTCCAACAACTGGTGTCAGATTTGATCCATTATGATAATAAGTAGTAGTTGTAGACTTACCACAAGGTGCATTATCTTTTGTTGGATTTATACTAAAAGATGTTGTGTATGGGTTTATTTTTTTTATTGACCATGATGACGTACTAAATGGTGATGACACAACTACAGAGCCATCTAAAATTCCTGTATTTTTTACGGTAATTATATTTCCTTTTCCATTATTTACCAATCCATTATATGGTGATGAAAGAGATATCTCACTAGGCAATACTCCAGCAGCAATTAAGTCATCATAATTTTGTAGTGTATTTAGTCCTACATAACCAGTATCATTTTGAACCTCTCCATTTACTAAAAACTGAAATCTAGTTGGTTTAGAAGTTACATTATAATCAATACCACACCTACCAGCATTATTATTAAAACTGATTGACATATCCCTATTACTAGTCGCTCCAATGTATGACGCAGAGTTTAGTATTTTATCTGAATAGTCCCATAAAAAGTATGCATTTTCATAGTTATTTGGATTTAAAAATGTAAACTCACCAATAAATATTCCGCTAGTCAAAACAACAGGTATCTCAGTAGCCAAAGATATTATTTCATCTGTCTGTGATTCATTATATGATACATTTGACACAAGATAGTAAAGCTTATTATTTAATGAAGGAGCCAACTCTTTTGTAGTTCCAGTTCCTCCACTTTTAATTGTCACTACCTGCCCATGAGACGGTGCTAGATTAACAATTTTCTGTCCAGTGTAAGAATCGAATAATGCAATGCTTGAATCTGTAGAGATTACATTATTTATTTCTTTTATTGGTTGCCCAGAAAGTTCAATTGATTGATTTAATGTATTCATTTTATCCTGGTTTTATAACTAATCTTGTGTCCACAACATAGCCGTATTTTATTTCTCTAATTAAATGGTCAACATAACTCCCACAATAATGAACTCTAATTGTCATTTCTCTTGGAAGTATTCCAGACGTATTTATTTGTGGACTTCCAGTTATATCAGAATTATTGTTTCCTTGATCAAAGTTTAATGACAACCAATTATTTCCGTATCCTGTATCAATTAATTCGATATTCCATTCAGCGTTTGAATTAATACTAAATAAGGAAATATTAATTATATTTCCAGGATTTGAAAAAATTGTTAATGGCTTGCTTATTGATAAATAACATTTACGATTACTTGTATTATTAGTACTTAGAGAGTACATATTGTAGTATGGATCATATCCACCTATTTTTTGATTATTAAGGTTTGAAGTTAAAATATCTCTAAAATAATTTTTCATTCCTTTTGATGATATCTCCATGATACCTTGATTTCCTATCATCTCTATTACAACACCCCTCTTAGCATCAGTAAAGTATATATTATCAGAATTGACTGCAAAGCTTGATGGGTCATTGCTGATTCCATTGTCTAGTTTATATGGAACCTGATTACCAAGAACCTCAGGAATTGAAGCAACCTGTCCCCCACCAACCGCATCGACCAATAAATTTTTTCCAAATAAAACAGATGTTATCTTGTCTTCATGCAAAACTAATAAGTCAGAGTCTCTTGCGTATATTTTTTGTATAGATCCATAGTCCTTATCAAGATTCTTAAAATTAGCTATAGATAAATTAAATTCATTTAATCTATTAATAGATGAATCTCCACGAAATATTCCACTATAACATAATGATGCAAACTTATCTTCTTCTTCATAATCTTCAATAACAGTACTCGCCCTTATGCTGTACTTCATTGTTGAGTTATTAAATGAATCTCTAATTCTATATGACTCTAATCCATTGCCATAACAGAACGCATTACAGTCAGTGTTTTCAGATAGGTTATTTAATATTACACTTGCATCTGATGAGACATCCTGGTCTACCTCTCCTGGCGTTAAAACTATACCAGAACCAACAGGAAGTGTGGACGGCATAGAAACGGTTATAGTTTTGCCATCTATTATACTATATACAATTCCAGCCAATCCATTGATAAGTATTTCCTGATTTAGTTCAAAATAATGAAAATAACTTGAATTAAGTTGAATCTGAAAATAAGGACCAATTGATGCTAAGCTAGTGTTTGATGAGTATTGCCATCCAACCTTATGAAAACCTCCAATTATAGGGTATGTCTTCATTGTCTCATGGAATATAGGTGTCTCAACATCAAGTGGCACTGTCTCAACTATATATGTTGGGGACTCGGCTTGTTGTAGTGAACCACTTATATAATTGCTTGTTCTGTCGCAATTTCCATCTCTATCACAAAATGCTGAAATAAATAAAGCAGACATATATGGGCTTGTAGCTGGAAGCATTCCATTTATAGAATTAGGGGCACTTACTACATAAGATTGACCATTAGGTCCTCCTGCTATGGAATTTTGACTAGATGCAGTAACCCATCTAAAAACAGCTGAAGTTCCAGATGTCGTCCCATCTGCTTTTATAGTAATTGGAAAGTTGCCATTACATTCCTCATACCAATACTCCTCGAATGATGGATAGAATCTAGAAGATGTCGGCAATGTATTATAATTAACAGTACCATTTCTATCTGTAACATTTATTTTTATAATTGCTCCAGGATATATAGGACCTTTAAATCCAACCATCAATTTTCCGTAATACATTAAATGTGTAACACTTGCATCTAAACTAAGATTACAGGCTTGTGGATTTGAACTATTTGGTGTTGGCTGAGTTGAACTAGCAGGAATACCGTCACCCCCAATTGGATTTTTAATTGCAAAACCTGATTGTGTAGCTCGAAAACCTCTAACGTTAAGTACATATTCATCTCCCAAAACATAAGCACCAGGACCAAAAGTAAGGTATGTAGTTCCTCCACCATAAGAAACAACAGTCGAAGATACACTATAACCTGGCCCTATAGCAGTAGGTTGAGTCCAAGTACTTTCATTGAGTGGGTCACTATTTATTATAAAGTGTGTTGGAGAGTTACCATTAGGATCACTTGGATTATTAACTATTCTTATCTTTAACCTTACATCACTTGTATAACAATAAAAATTACTTGCACCAATTGTAGACAGGGTTATATCTGGAGCACCATTCCCCCCAGCACTAAAAATGTTTGAACCAGCTCTATAGTGTATTCTATCATAAAAAAAACTAACATTTGGAAAACAAAAAGGGTATTTAGTGGTATCGCCAGGACCATTCAAACAAGTAGAATATGGAAATTGCCCCATGGTTACCCAACTTGGACTATTAGTAGTAATTAATACTGGTGCAGCTAAAAAAGATGCTGCACTTATAGCGTCTGGCTTTATTTTTAAATATAGACCAGCAAGTGAATTGGTGTTTAAAGCATTAGCTGCCTTAAGTTCAACTTCAAGAACCTTAAACTTCCTGTTTGTATGAGTTGGTAATGCGTTAGCTGTTTTAAATATTATGTATTCACCAACAGAAACTTTGTCTCTGTCAGACTCTGATATCTGTATGTATCGATATTCTCCTTTTACTTGAAAAGATATAGGAAATAAGTTGTAGTAATCCTTTTTTGATTGTTTTATATACAACCTATAGTTTGTAGCCCAGCTTGGAGGTAAACTTTTTATTGTTGTTTTTAATGAGTTTGCTGTACTTGATTTTGTTGGGGGTATAAAAACTGAGTTTGAACTATTGTTAGCTGTATTTCCTGAGTTAGAGGTTAGCACAGTTGTTAACCTTCCGTATTCATCACTATAAACAATACCTACCTCGTAGTCACGGTCACTTCTAAAGGTTCTTTTAGGACTAGCTATGGTAGCAATATTAGTCAAAGATAGATTAATATAATCAACATCATACCTTAAATCAATCACGTCTCTAAACTGAGTGTAGTTTCCATATATCAACCTATTTCCAACAATGTCTTGTGCTAGTGCTTTTAGTGGCACATTGTCAAACATCCTAGTTACCTGATCAGATGTTAGCGTGGCATATATTTTATTATTTCTAAAATCAAATGTACGACTTGAATTATTTGGAATATTTAATTCAACCTTGTTTAGATTCTCGATTATCACTACATTTAATGATCTTGTATCTCTAGCTAAAATTTGAATTTCTTTTACAAACTGATTTCCAGTTTCAAATCCAATCGTGACTATATTGTTTTTATTTAACATTCCAATATTGTCACCAGTATTTGGATCAAACGAAAGCATCTTTGCATTAAAGGCCACAGATGAAAATGGTGACATCGAGCTAAACTCATTGTCAATGTATTTGTATCTATAGCTAAAATAAAGAAATTTTTCTTCTAAGTTGTTTGATAAAATAACATCATCATTATCCAGAAGTATTGATGGACTATTTAGTGGTGGTCTTAACACCACATCAATGTCTATATTTATTCTTGAGTCATTAATTGAATAAGACCTAACTCTAGAAATATTTACCCTTCTTGGTGGGTTTAGGTTATCCGTCCAAAACAAATAACTGCCACTATCAGAATATATGTAATTTACTCCTGTTATAAGTGATAGTGGGTCAAAATTTAACTGATTAGTAGTGCTACCTAAAATCAAAGACGTTATACCACTGTTTTGATTATATTCAAATATGCCGTCAAATTGATCAGATGTGACAAACCAATACAACAAGCTAAGAGGCTCGTATTTTACTGCACCGATTGTCTTTGCCCCCGTAACTACAATCCCCTTATACCTAAATAAAAAATCTGCTAAGTCAAATAAATTTTCATTGCCCATTGCATTTTGAGCGGCTCCCATATTAGATCCTCCAGTAGCCTCTATCGTTAAATTACTGGCAGATCGGTATTGACCATCAGGAAGCATCCTTTCGTCAATATCCATATTCATCTTACCAGCGACAAATGTTCTCTTACTTTCTGCCATGATTACTTAATCCATTTATCTTTCCCTCTCAAGCTCATTAATATTCTTGATGGGTGCATGTTACTTAATCTAATTTTCGTATTTCTTAGTGTTGCGGTCTTTTCTTTTTTAGCTCTTGCTACTATGTACTCCTGAACGCCAAATTTATTGTTTAATACAGCCCACTTTAAGTAGTTGTATACGTACTCTTCTGCTAACTTGTTTATAGATATTTTTGTTGAGTCTCCATTCTCCATTCCGTCTGAAATATACTCAAGAACAATAAATGCATTCTCAACTCCAGATGAAAAATCAATAACACCAGACTCCTTATTGATTGTGAACTTAGGGTTTTGGTTTGCGTCTTCAGTGTTCATGCCATACCTTGATCCAATACTATAATTAAAGTACCATTGACCATCACAGCAGTATCCCATCTGATTATTGTATATTCCTCCACCAGTGTACAACATGTTTTCACCCCTAAGAATGTCAAGCTTTGATGTACCTGTTACAACCTCTCCGTTAGAGTCAAATACAATGTCTAAGTTATTGTCCTGCAAGTAAGCCGTAGCTGACATAACGGTTCTGTTCTCAACCAGTGGAACAAGAACACCATTATTTAACATTGACATTCTAACGTAGCTGACATAGTCTGGAGGCATGATCATCTTTAGATCAGTTCCAAGCTGTAATTCTAGAACCTTTATGTTGCGTAGTGCATCATAGTTAAGCTCCTGTATAGCTCTCTTTGCATGGAAAATAATTGTATATCTATCAACATTGTTGACTAGCTTATCATTACCAACATACATTAGTATGAAGTTATTTACTATGTCAGATAGAGTAACGTACTGATATGAACCCCAATTTTCATCTTCAGGGATAGTTCCGTTATTTTTATAGTACTGGTAATTAGTTATATATGACATCTACTATTGTTTTTGTTGTGAGTCTTGTATCTCTTCTGACTTAGCCGCCTGTACAACTTCCATCTCTCTAATTGAAACTCCAGCGTACTGTAATATCTTAACTACCAAACCTGAAAAATCACTTAATGGTAGCTCAAAGTCTTGATAAAATACATCACTTGGATTAAAGACTGGTTGACCAGCTGTGATTGAGCCATAAGTCCACACTGGATCTTTTGGATATCTTAGGTACTGAGTTGTAATATTCGTTAAAATTGTTGTTGGATATACAACTAGACCAGGAACGCTCATTGTGTATACTGGATTATTTACGTCAGGAGCTGTTAGGTTTGAATTTAATAAGGCCTGAATTTTTCTTTGGCTAACTTTTTCTACCTCAATAGTGTTATTATACATTACCCTCTCTAGGTAATAAAAATCTACAGGTAAAAGAAAATTTGGGTTAGAAAAAGTTAATGCTACAAGCGTAGAGAATGAGTCAAGCACCTCACCCATATTCTTTGGAACATCTGTGTATCCCTCTCCAAACATTCTAGCGTTCTGCTTAACAATTGAGTTGGAGTAAGAGTATATGTATTGTTCAAATATTTCAAGCTGTGCCTGCTTTGCAAATAAGTTGAATTCCTCTGGAGTAATGTAACCCCGATTGTCTTTACTTATTATTGACAGAACAGTATTTCTAACATCATTTATCATTGCAAGTATTTTTACAAAGATAAACAAAAAAAGGCACTCTAATTAAAAAGTGCCTCTTAGGTTTTAGATTGATTGCTATTAAGCTACGTCTATATCACTAACAGCTTGTGGTACTGTAACATCATAGACAACATTAGTCCAAGAAGTTTGCAAAGCAGCCATGATTGCGTTTTGAATAGCATCACGCATACTAAAAGCAACTTGAGCTGCATGTGTAAGCGTAACTACTTTGCCACCTTGATAAGTTACTAGTGTTGTTACAGCTGTTGCTGAATCAGCCGCTGCTTCAACCATAACTACATTAGTAGCAGAGATCAATATGTTACCTGAACTTGTAACGGGGATACTTAAAAATTTTTCCATTGTTTAAAAAGTTTAAATGGGTTAGTAAAGTACAAATATACTAATTTTCTGACAACTTATCTTCAAGGTGTTTGTACAACTCTAAACCTTCATCTGACTGAAAGTATGAAGACAGTACATAAAGTGCATCCTCTCCAAATGGAACGGTAAGCAACTTCTTTTTATTGTCCTTGAAATTAAAGTATATCTCTTTTTTATTGTTCTTGTAAATCAAATAGCCATCAGATATTGCTCTTGCAGCTATATTGTTGATTCTTAGTGATGGGTCATTAACAGCCTCCATAAATTCTTGAGGATAACGCTTTGCAAATAACATTACGTCTCTCTTTAATTCAGTAGTCTTCATTGACTCAACATTTGATCCCATTAACAAACGAGCGACAGACTCTAGTACTGATATATCTAAATCTCTAGCTGCTATCTGTGCGTCAAGTTGATCGTATAACATAGTCACGTCTTCCTGTGCGTCTTTTTCATTGTCAAACTCATAGAATTCACTTCCATTTCCTGGATGATAATATAAGAATTCCTGTAAGACAGGATTTGTCTTTGGTACATTTAAAACACCGTCCTCAAATACAACTGGCTCTAATATAACGTTTTGATCTTGATCATCCTGAAAAGGAGTCTTTGAATTTCTTGCGTATCTAAGCGGATAGTTTATGTTTGTCTCTTCATCAAAATAAAGGAGCCTCTTTCTTGGGCTGTCTTTTGATGCTATGTAATAACTTAAGGGAGTTGTATCACTCTTTAATAAATAGATTCTGTCCTTAGACTCTAATTTTACTCTTTTAATTGTTTCCATTTTATATAATTTAATTTATTTTAAAAAAAATAGAGAGGGACACTGATGTCCCTCTCTTGATTTAATCCTATTACTTGAATAAGAAGAAGTTGTTTGCACCTAGTGTACACAAAGCTCTTTCAGACAAGAAGTGAACCTCCATTGCATCTAAATCGCTTGTTGCAGCACCACCTGCTGAACCTGTCATCCAAGTCTTGTAACGTCTGTCTTCAGTTTCAGATGCACGGTAACGCACGTGTAAGAACGGTCGTCTTGCATTTTTACCTAGAACTTGATCGTATACATTCATCGTACCAGCTGGAACTAAAACACCATTGATGTTACCAGCAACAAGACCACCACGAAGTGTAGCATCGTTTAAGTATTTCCAGTCAGTCTTGTAAAACTCATAACCTCTCTTGAATCCAGAGAAACCTAAGTTTAACGCCATCTCCTCAGAATTATCAAACAAACCGAAAGAAGTTCCACCTGCTCCATAAGCATTTTGTGAAGCTAACATATCATCGATGTCGAATGAGAATTGACGATTTAAGAACAATGCGTTTTCAGCAATAGCTCCTTGCTTGTCAAGACGTTGTACAATTGAATCAAAATCAGACAATGCAGTTGGATTACCTCCAGACCATACATTACCACGACTTTCAATAGCACTGAACATACCTTGAGTACCAGCAGCTACAGCTAAAGTAGATCCACCTGGGTAAGCAGCACCATTAAGTGCAGTAGCAGCTCCAGAACCTGATTCAGCAGGAACTCCTTCAACCATTGCCATCTCTAGATAATCTTCAAAACGTAGACGAGTCTCATGCTCTGACTTGATGTACCATAAGTATCCAGTTGCTCCATTTTCCGTAGTTACTTCAACCCATCCAACTTGTGCCATATCAGAACCTGAAACAGCATACTTATCTTTAATGATAATTGGCTTATTGTCAAAGAATAAATCTTGTGATTCGTTGCTTCCTGCCATTCCACCTTCACCTTTTCTAAATTCAGAACCATATACAAAAGCAATGACATCAGTGGTAGGGTTAGCAAATCCAGGACTTGTTGCTGAGTAATAAGCAACAGTAAACTGATCTGCGTTAGGTATTGCAGTAATAATACCTTTTTCTAACTTATTATTAGAAGCTGAAGATAATATAACTGTTTGACCAAGACGGAATACATGTGTACCAGTACCAATGTCAAATGTTTGCAATCCTGTTGCAACAGCTCCTGTTACAGATACACCAGTATATTTTGTATGTAAACGACCTTGTTCTGCCCACTTGATCATGTCAGAGTTAGAAGGAAGTTCTGCACCAACCATACGTAAGAATGATGCGATTGATCTATTACCGTAACGCTCAAATTCTTGCTCATATGTATCAGGTAGATACTGATTCAAGAATTGAAAGTTTGTAATATAATTTGTAGGCAATGTTGCCTTTACTGAGCTAGGAGTAATCGCTACCCCTGGACTCGCTGCTATTGATCCAGCCATAATTTCTAAGTTTTATTGTTTCTAATTACTAATCTATTTCCACGATCCGCTTCTACCGATCTTACCTGAAACCCTTGAGGAGGTGTTATAGACGTTGCATTACGAGTCATATCTATATTTTTAGACTCTCTTGCAACACCTTCTACCGCTTCAGACTTACCTTTTTCATAAAAGAATTTGGCAAACTTCTCTGGGTTAGAGGCAACAGCTATAGAACGATGGAACATCTCAGCGTCTTGTAGGTAGCCATCATCATTTAAAAACTTGTTTATAAAGTTCTTTAATGTAGACTGCTCCTTCAATAGTTCTTGCGATTCAGCTGGCTTGTAAACTAACTTCTTATCTTCGTCTATACTAAACTTGAAACCTTCAAATTTGTCAGAAAATAATTCATTTGTTTTATCAGCAAAATACTTAGATCTACGCTCCTGATCCTGCTCGCTTGCAGTTGTGGTTTCTCTATATTCCTTGTAAGCTCTATAAGCATCTTTTTCTTCTTGTGGAACAAAAGAATCACCTGACTCAAGTGGCACTTTGTACTGTTCTTTTAAGTTGTTAAAATACTCTTTAGCTTTGGCAAGCTCTTTTTTCTTTGCTACTTGTTTTCTTTTTATGTCTTTTTCATCATCAAAGTCCTCATCAAAAGAGAACTTGTTTTGAATCTCCCAACGAACATCATCAGAGTCTAGCTCTTTATTTTGTTCTTTATAAAAATCAAAAAGCAAAGAGTCTTGGTCCATTGAATTATAATCTTTACTAAGATTAATAAAATCATTTATCCCTCGACCTGTTTCTTTTTTATACTTCAAGAATGCTGAAACATCTTCAGGTAGTTCTTCATTTTCCTGTCTCTGTTCCCATATATCATCAAGAGATGATATCTCCTTGTTGTATCTTTTTCCTAAGTAAGATATGATTTTATTTTCATCAATATCTGCCTCAGGAACTTCTGCAATATTCACTTGCTCTTGTGGTTCACTTGTAGGGTTTAATTTCTCTTCGTGTTCCTTGAGCAATTTTTCTTCAATCTCAACTGCTGACTTTTCTTCAAACTCAACAGCTCTTACTTTAAATTCACCTTCCATTTTATTTAATTTAATATTTTACAAAGTTACAATTTTTTTCATATGTACTTTTCAATGGTACACAACCTAAATCTATCTAGGATTAAAGGATTCTAAATCAAATCCATCCAACGAATCTTCAGTGCTCTCAAAATCAATTGGAGGTAAGTTATTTTTTCTTTGGTTAATCAATTCAGACTGTCTAGTCGCTTGAAGATCAACTCTTTTGTCCTTAGCCTTCTCTTTATCTTTGTCTCTATTCAACATACCATCAACCTCAATTCCTTTTAGTTGCATGTTATACTGAAATTCTAACTCCATCAAGCTTCTCTTAGCTTCAACCTCAGCCTGCATTGTTTTTATAGCGTAGTTTGCTTCAGCCTCTTTTAATTGCATCTTAGCTTGTGCCTCAATCTGGAATAGCTGTGCCTTCTGTTCAGCCGCCATTTGTTGTGACTGCATGTTCATCTGGCTTTGCATCTGCATCTCTTGTTGTTTCTGCTGCTGCTGTGCTTCCATTCTTTTTCTACGCTTAACCTTAAGCATCTCATTTGCTAGTTTCATGTTATTGATCATTCTAATATCAATAGCATCTTCTAAATCAATTGTTTGCTGCTGTAGTGCAATCTGTATGTTTTTCTCTAGGTTTAGTTTTTGCTCTTCGTCTGGAGATATCTCTATAAATATTCCAAAGTCATGTAGATATAAATCTTTTATCTCATCAAGAATTCCAACGTTATACTTTCCTATCTGCATAGAGAACTCCTCAACAAAGTCAGAGTACTCAAGTATGTCACCAATTCTTAATGATATACACGTTGCCAATCTTTTTGTTATAGATAGACCAGCCTCTAGTATGTGTCTTGTTGCGGTATTGGAACTTAGTGCTGCCATCTTCTGTATTCCAACTAGTGCATCTGGATTAGGTGTTGACCCATCCCTAGCCTCATTTATTCCAGTAACGTCACGAATCATGCTTAAGTTATGATTGTAGTTACCAATAAGTGCAGCCATCTTAGACTGACCACTATTTGTATTTAACTCCTGAATAGGGATTCTAGCATTATTGAAATCACCATCCTGCGTATAACTTCTTCCTATTACACTACCAGTTTGGAAGTACATCTTTAATGCATCTTCTGGATTGTATGCTGCACCTGTACCCAAGTCAACTTCATTTATTCCGTCAGCGTCAATAAAGACTCCATCTGGAACAATTCTAGCCATTACCTGTTGTAGCTTAAGGTGCGTTAGTTGTATCTGATCTGCAAAGGGTATCATTCTCTTAACAAGAGACTCAACATTACCCTTATACATTCTAGGTGCGTATGCAATATAATTAGGCATTGCGTTCTGTGAAGCTGACTTTGGTCGGACCATGTTTTTCATCATCTCCCACTTTATCATCTTGTTAGACCCACCAACTAATATACCATCGTACCACACATCCTTAACAGACTCTATCTTCTCGTACATCATCCCTTCCTCAACTGGAGGATTAAATGATGAATCTTTTCTTATTACCTTTTCGCCACCGTTCTCTAATATTTTTTTCTTCCAAACAAACTTCATGTCTGTCTTGTAGTTAACATAAAGAAGTGTTACTACTTCATTTAAAAAAGCATCGTCCTGATACGTTTTTATTATTGGAAAATAATCATACCAAGCAGAACTAGCGTTTCTTATCTCAGTTAATTCTTCATCTGTTAAGTTTGGATTAATCTTTCTTAGTTCAGTATAATGAACCATCTTTACCTCTCCGAAATAGTAACAGTCAGAAAAATCAGGTCTTTCAGTGTAGCTATGTATCCAATTAGCAGGGTCTACATACTCAACGTTTACGCCATCATTAATCAAAAATGAATGCTTTACTACGCCAAGTCCAATTGTAGTCATGTCGTAGTCAATAAGGCTTCTTGTTTCTGAATACTCGTTCATCTTAAGTATAGTATCTATCGCCATTTCTTCCGCAATTTCAATGCTAGGCTTATACTTAAGTTGCATGTACAACGATAATTCCTCATCGTTTTCTGGTAATTCATTTGGGTCAACATTAAATGCATCAACTCCAAATTCAGACTTAGTTAGATTAAGGAAGTCTTTTGCGATCATGTCTGACTCGATCATGTCCTGAAACATATTCTTGTGTTCAGCAGACATAACATCCTGAGCCTCAGCCTTAATTGTAAACAGTCTGTCAGACATTCCGTTGACAACAATATCAACAAACTTCGGTATAATAGGTATTGGCGACCAGTCAAGATTTAAGTGAGACAGGTCTCCATCTATAGATAGCTCGTTTTTATATTTTTGAATTGGTTGTTCACCCCTAGCGTATAATCTAAGTGAATGATAATTACCCCATTGATTGTAGAACCTACAACTATTTGTATTTTTTTTAAACCACTCCCCCTCAATCGCCTTTGCTACCTTTAAGCCATATTCAATTGTTGCTTTTTCTTCATCGGTTGCGTTCTGATTTGGGAATGATCGTTGTTGTATTAAAACTGATGGTTTATCCATTATTTTTTTATTTCGCTTCGGTTGCCTGTATTATCGTATCTTGCAAATTTAATACTTATTTTTGTATTTGTTTTCTCTTGATTAACGATGTACTTTTTTGTAGACATAATTGCAAGACCAGAACTAATTGAGGCATCGTGCTTTGTTCTGTTGTTTATATCAAACCTAGCCCAGTCTTCAAGAGTCTTTGTAAAATACATCGACCCCATAGAATCTTGGTCACGGTATGTACCCTCAATGTCCATGCCCACGTACTCTTCAATGTAAGAGCCAATAGCTGACGCATGAGCTTGTTTTACATCCTCAGATGAGTTAGGTATACCACCGAGCTCTATCTCTGTCTTAGAGAGCTTGCTGTAGTGTTTATCTGGACGATTAATAGAGAATGGTCTGTATCCTCTATTTTTAAAGTGATACAGTAGTCGTTGCTTATTGTTCTCAATTAGTATTGGCATACCATAAAATACACAGGCCATAAGAACATCCTCAAAGAATATCTCCGCTGTCTGAGGCCGTGCTATATACTCTAAAAAAAATTCATTTGTTGGTGCGTTTTCCATGTGAAACTTAGTCATTCCATGAAGTGCACCATTCGATCCACCACCACCTACGACACCAGATATGTCATACGGGTCACACCCAAACGATCCAATGTTTTCATTTCCAGGATACTTTAATCCCCTCCTGTCTATTACATTGTTTCTTTTGTTCTGCTCTGGTATCCATGACACAAGAAATCTACCCTTCTGATCTGGAGTCCATACAACAGTTGTGTCTGGCTTACCATCCCTCCAGTGAAAGTAACCCCTAGTTAAAACTCTATCCTTTATTAATGAGTCGTTATAGTCAATCTGCTGGTATATCTTTGTCAAGTTAAATAATGACTGCTTTGACTCATCCCTAAATGCATGAGACTCAGTTCTTGGAAACTGACGATAAAATTCATTTAGTGCATCAGCATCAGACTTCAATGCAGTAACCTCGTTTGTCCACCAAGTAATAACACCATTAGTTATTTTTTCTCCGTCCATTCCAATAACTGGTGTTTTTGGATCTTCAAAAACGGGCCATCCATACCTATCAATGTACCCCTCAATATTCCATTCCATTGGGATAAATAATGAATACAATCCCTGCTTAGTTTGACCATTGGCAGATCGTGATGCAGGGTTACTATCGTTAAATAGTTTCTTAAAATTATCACCACCCTTAGACAATGCATTTGACGTTGATCCCATCATACACTTACCAACAATCTTTGATCCCAACCTAAGACAGGTCTTTGTTACACGCCAATTGTTTAAAATGTTTTCAGGCTTCTCCCACTTTCCAGATTCGTCATGAACTAGCAATAGTAATTTTTCACCGTCATAACTGTTGTCAGCAGTATTCTTCCAGTCAATCGTAGTATCAAGACCATCAATCTCTTCAGTTTTTTCATCGTCCATGTTCCTTCTTGTAATCTTTGAAGCTGGAACCCTAAACGCAAGCTCGGTCTTTGGATTGTCCATACCGTCTTGAATAGGCTTGAAGAAGAATGGGTAGTTACGTATTATCGGAACAACCTTATCGGTAAACATTTTTTTTGCGTCAGAACCTGTTTTAGATAGTATACCAATTCTAGAGTCACGCACTATTGTTCCAGTGCTACAAGATTCAGACGAGCTCATGAAAGAAAATCCAGAACGTCTATTCTTTAGGTAGCACATACCAAAAGATCTGGCATCAGCCTTGCAAGCCTCCCAGAAAATATAAAATATCCTGTTTGACTCACGAAAATCAGGAAGCCCAACGTCTATCTTTGTCCACTGTAAGTACATGTAATGACTGCCAGTTACGTAGGTAGGGGTGTTATTATTCATAAACCAATAACCATACTCCCTCTTGTCAAACTCGCCCTCGACTAAGTCTATATACCGTGACTTAAAAACATTGTCTCTCCTATTCCAATCAAAAATAGTTTTTATTTTTTGTAGTTCTTCAGGGTATTGTTTTGGAGTCCAAACATTGTTAAAGTTGTCTACCTTGGTTGGGGTGCTTGGGAGTGCAACCTTTAGACCTCCTATTTCGTATATATCACCTATAGTGCCATCCTTAGATATTACGACAAAGTCATAGTCACTGCTGTATCCGTAAGACCATGCTTTCTTTTTATTCCTAGTAGTTACAACACTTTTAGGAACTTGATCTAAAACAACCCTGTATAAGTTATTTTCCATTCTTAGCTCTTCCTTCGGCAAATCCTTGCCTTCCATGATCAATCTTAACGATGTCTACATTTTTATCTTTGTTCTCCTCCTCCTCAATCTTATGTAGCATAGATAGTGCATCATCAAATGCTAACTTTTTAGCAGATGCTGCATTTTTTAATTTATCGGCTGTAAGGTCATCCTCAGCATGAGTAATAATTGGCTCCATTAGAACCTTAATAAGTTCGTCAATAGCCTTCTTACCAGCCTCGAGTATTTCTATTTTTTTAGACATATGTTCCTGTTGTACATTCTGTAAACTAAATCACCGTTTATTTTAAACTCATACTCGCTGTCTGGAGTAAATGAAACTACATCTCCAACAGAAACACCCTCTAATTCATTATTGGTAAATATTAGTTCACCCCACAATTCCTCAAGGCTACCCAAAGATGAGAACACCTTATCCTCAGATGGGATTGGCTTCACAAAACAAAATGGTGATGGTGCCATCCATTCAGATTCACCTGACTTGTAAAGGTACAGTTGATCGTCCTGAACAATAAAGAAGTCATCAAACAAGTAGTTCCAGCTACTCTTTTGTCTACCCTTCATGTCGTAGTAAAACTTAAATGTGTTATGATGAACAACCACTATGTCTCCTGGCATTATTGGTCCAGTGTAGTACATTGGTGTGCATATTACCTCAGCAAACCTATTTGTAGATTTGTGGTCCTCCTGTGATGAGCTTATGACAAATGGCTTACCTCCGTAAGTTCTTATATTATCGTACCGCTTTCCATCAACTGGCTTGATGATAAAACAGTATGGTGACTTCATTAAAAATCTATTTTAAACTCTATTGATGTTGGAACGTTACTAGAAAAAGTTTTCCACTTAATTATTTCTCCAGATTTAATTATCCATATAGATATTGATCCAGAGTCATCCTTTAGTATGGAATCTATTACCCAAGTTCTATCAAGAACTTCTTGCCCTAACATATAGTGCATGCACTTCATGTAGTCAGGGCCAATAGACACTTTTCTAATTATATTCACCTGTCTGTAGATTTACTTTAATGTCTCCATACTCCTTAATTATCTCATCCTGATAAGACGATAGATCAAAGGCTGCTGTTTCAAGATTTGAAAGTGTAGCGATTTTTTGGCTTTTTAGTCTATTGAAGGTAACCTCAATGTCTGCCAATTGGAACTTTAATTCCCGAAAATTTGTGTTAAGCTCAACTAACTTAGAGAGCTCCTCTTTTTTTATTTTTTTCATTTTATTAAATTTATTATGCAAATATACTAATTATAATGATATATACCAAGTAGTATTAGAATGGTTATACTGAAAACATACTGGAGTAAATGCTACTAATGCAGTAGGTGCACCAACAAATGTAGCACCAGTAGATATCCATGTTGTAGTAGCTCTTGCAGCTGTGGACATTACTGTGTACTTTATACCATTTAAGTTGGAATTTGCCGCTGGAAAAGTTATTGCAAAACTAGCTCCAGTCGTACCAGTAAAGTATGTGTTTGTGCTAGTAATTGTGGTAGATGTTAGTGCATTTGTTGTAACAACTGAAGGATTAACATCTACTATACCACTGTATATTAAGTCAAAAATTGATTGAACAGTAAAATTAAATGTCTCTCCTGTACCGTTTGATCCAATTAATGAAGTACTTGTTGTTGGCGTTGAATTGTTATAGCTATTTATTTTCATTTTCCTTGTCCTTTATATTTTTTTTTATAATTCTTTGATGTCTTTAATTGTGATGTCTTGCTCTTAGCGTGAACGCCAGGTCGACTGATAAATCGAACTATTCTTTTGCTGGACTCTAATTGCTTTTTCATTATTACAAAGTTACATATTTTTTTTATTACTCTTTTATCTCAAAGTGCATGTAGTCGTAGTTCTTTTCACGACCTAAAGATATAAAGCCATGCTTGTAGAAAATATCTATCATCTGCTTGTATTCAGGTCTAGCAAATCTTGCTGTCTTTGATGACTCCTTAAGTAAGTTTCTAGCAGGGTCTAAGTCAATGGCTATTCCCCATGAATGCATAGACAAAGCATTTCCTCCCCTCATCTTCCTGTAGTTAAAACAGCCACCAAATAAGTCTATTCCTAACTCCTTAATCTTATCGTATCCATATACAGATAGTAGTTCATTAAATACAGCTGTGAAATTATCAGCTACTAACTTATGACACATCATAGAATTTACTGAGCTGTCTAAATCCCAAGCAATACGCATAGGATATGGTAGCTTAATCTTCACCAAGTAACCTGACCCTGTTACATTAGCTGTACCATATTTTTTTGTTACCTGTTGTGTTGTCATTTCAGTTTATTTATATCGTCTTTGATATCCTTAGCTCTAGCAAACAGTAGCTTCATTGACTGCCACAGGTCCAGATGGTAGACTTGCTTGTATGACTCATTGATCGACATTACTTCGATACTAGATAATACTAGTGCAACTACCTTAGTCAACATAAATGGTACACTGAAAAAAGTAAGGATGATATCATTTAGAATAAATCTATCAATTAAGAAAAACATTATTACCGTTAATTCGTATAAGGCCAACTTACTTATAATGGCAGATAGTCTTCTAGATGTAATCTTCTCTCCTAGCTTCTTAGCCTTCCAAATCCCTGCAACAGTATCAAAAATAATCAATACTCCAATCATCAAAAGTATCCCTGATATCGGTAAAAAGAATGCAAGGCATATAGATATAAGTGTCAAAATTTCTTGTTGTATAGATAGTATTAATAAAGATAACTGTGTTTTCATAATAAATAAAGTTTAATCAACTTGTAACCAAAATATACAAGTAGTATTATAAATAGTATTACACCTAACACAGCAAAGAAATTAACCCACCACGGTATGTACTTAATTTTCTCTGGCTTTAAAGTTTTGGTAACAACTTTAGTATGGTAAACATCATTACCCTTAATCGTCCTATATATTGTTTGGACTTTAGCCTTAGATGTGTATATGTTGTTTTGTAGTTTTGTTTGTAGACTTATTAGCTTGCCGTCCTTGTCTCTAAGGTCTCCGTTTAGTTGAGATATTACATTTCCTAATGAGTCACAATAAAGTGTGTCCATTAGCGTTATTGTTTCACCTGGGATTGTTATTGTAGTATCTTTAAGCTGGATTACAGTTACTGTACTATCTTTTTGTACACACAACGGGCAATACTTTGCCAATCTTTTTTCTAAAGAACATGACGACAATAATAAAAGTAATATAACTAAGTATTTCATGTTAAATAATTACTTTTCATTTTTTTCTTTTAAACTATTCAAAGCATTAACTATCAGCTTAGCATCCTCTAAACTATAACACCCTTTTAAAAAGGCTGCATTTAAAGCCTCCTCTATTATTTTAAAATCCATGGTAATGGTGTATCAATTGGTTTTTTTGGTGGATTCTCTTTTGTGTAAATATCAGTATCTATAAAATCTATAATATCTGCAATATTTACTAAATTCTTTATCCAATCTACAACTAAGTCATTAGTTAAATCTTCATAAGGAATAAATACTTTTTCATCTACAACAAAAGTTTGACTTCCTGCTATAGTAGATATATAACTTCCCTCTGTGCCTACTACATTGTAATCTGCTACTATTACACAATTCTCTTTATCGCCTACAGTTTCTGTATACAATCCTGTTACTGTCCATTTATATCTTACCATTGTTTATGTTTTTTATGCTAAAAGAATTTTTCTTGCTACTCCATTTATTCTTACATTCCATACATTTGCTGAAGTGTTTATCTCTGCTGCTACTGTTCCTGCATTAATCGATGTGCTACCTACAACAAATTGATTATTTGCTGTTGCTGTTGCTAAAAACCCTAAGATAACACTTCCTGAAAAATTACCTGAAGATGTACTTACACCAATACTTGTATTTTCAGATCCTATCGAATTGCCAGATAAACAAGATGACCCAATAGCTGTGTTATTTCCACCTGAAGAATTACTTTGTAAAGCACCATGACCAACAGCTGTGTTATTTGTTGAGAGTGCGGCATTTAGTGCAAAATTTCCAACAGCTGTGTTTTGGAAGCCACTTGTATTAGTTTCCAAGGCACCTGATCCAATAGCTGTATTTGATTCTCCTGATGTATTTGTTTTTAAAGCATTTGCCCCAATAGCTGTATTATTTACGTGTGTCCCTGATGTAACACCTTGATAAGCTCCTCTACCAAAAATAGTATTTGTACTTTGACCTCCCTTGCCATGATTAAATACACTAAGGTCATCTGTACATTGTAGGCTTGATGTTCCATTTGAATTTTGTACTAATAGTGAAGTAGTAGCACTTGTCGCTGCTGTTCCTTTTATATGCATTCTTGCTGTAGGTACATTCTGCCCTACTCCTAATCTATTATTAGTATCATCAAAAAATAAGTTTGAGGCATCTGAACTAAATGCTGAGCCATTTGAAAACTGAATAGCACCTGCCACTCCACTTGGAGATGCACTTACTACTAAGTCTCCACTGCCTAAAATTGTAGTGCTGTTAATGGTCTTTATGTTAGTTCCACTTACTAGAGTAGCTTGTAACCCACTCTTTATGTTTGCACCTGTTACTGACTTACTAACATACCCACCTAAACCGTCACTTTCGCTAATCTCTACTAAATCTGTAGCAGCTAATGCTGCACCCTTTGCTGTTAATTGACTAATCTTTTTATCTGCCATTGTTTATGTTTTTATTCTATTATTCTTTTATCTCCTGTCTCGGTTATTCTATTATCATTATTCTCAGTTACTCTGAAATCAAACAAAGAACTAATAATTGATAACCCTTTTACAGCTATATTTATACCTATTTGTATCATTTACCAAAGGGCTAAAATATTTGTAGCTGTTGTGTTTGTACTATAAACTCTAACAACCTGAATAGGAACAAATGTTCCAGCAGCAACGCTAGACAATGTAACATCGTTACCACCAGCAGTAAGAACCCTTAAATCTCCTGCTCCACCTACATAAAGGACACAAGGCCACGCTGATGTATTTGGTGATGCAGTATTGTCTCCAGGATATGGTATGTTAACAGTATCGCTTTTTGTAACAGCCGCTGCTACACTAACTTGTAATTTTAAATTTGCCATGTCTATTTATTTTTTAGTACTTTTTCCATTTGCCCCATTTCGAGCTCTGTTTTTCGATGGGCTTTCCTTTACAAAGGTACCATTTTTTTTCTTACTTACATCAGGACCTCCCTTGCCGTCAATACCAAGCTTCCTACGTTCCTTAACGTGTTCTGATCGGTACTTAATCTGCTCTTCCTTCTTGTTTAATTCTCGCTGGTACTCCCTATGCTTCTCCGCTGCCTTCGGGTTCTTCTCGTAGTACTTCGATGTTTTGCTCTGTCCCATAAAATATTTTGTTTATTAGTAAATCTGGATTATTTAACATTTCCTGTCGCTGCTTACAGCCACAGTCTTCCCCGACTAGCTTGTCTAGACCAGTCGCCTTCGTTATTGAGGCAATCGTGTCACCAAGCCCCTTGTTTTTTAGTATTAACATATATCTTTTATTTATAAAACATTACATAAACCATTCTTCCAGCTGCCCATCCGATATTCGGGTACTTGCTGTGAAAGTAATTGCATGGGTAACACACCGCCCTGTTGATCTTATATCCAACGACAGACTGTAAGTCCCACTTTGACAAATCATTTGAGTCATTTAAAAGCATTCCGTCAAAATCTTCAAATGATACCCCATCGTGTAGGCTATCACCATACTCTCTGTGGCTCCAAAATGCGGTGCCATGTAAACCCGTCATTTTGCTTGGTGAAATATTTAGGACAAGTGCCCTGGTTGGTCTCTCACCATTTATTATAGAGTCAGCGTGTATTCTCCAGTCAGTGTCTAACTCATCTGTAGCTAATCTAAAAAAACTGAGCACAGACTTTCTTTCTACACCCTCTATCGAACTAACCCTGTCAAGGACAATCTTGTTAAACTCTGGAGTGCTAAATTGTACCCAAAAACTTTTGTCTCCAACAACTACCTCCTCAAAATCATTCTCTAATAACTTATTATAAGTATTAAATAAAGTTAAGTCATCTAAGAAATTATCAACTATGTTTATCATCCCTTAATCCATTTTTTGCTAGGGCTCTTTGTGTCACTTGGTGACCACTTAACCTTGTCTGCCCAATATGCAGCACTCATCTTTCCCTTAGCAATATTCTTTGCATGACGGCTCTTAAACGCCTCACGCTGACCAGTCGTCTGATTGGTCTTTACTCCCTGCTGACCAAAACGAATGAGCTTTACCTGATCACCCGACTTAGCAACCACGATATGGCTCTTAGTCGGATGACTTGGTGTTTTCTTAGGCTTATTAAAACCTTCGACTCCAGCTCGCTCTAATCTAGGGTCTTTCATTTTTTATTTATTTTTTTATCTTTTACAACTCTTCTAACAGGTTGTCCCTTATCGTTCATTCTAGTTCTTGACATACTTGTTCCGCCTCCAGGCATATTAAACCTCTCAGTCTCAACAGTTCCGCCAGAAATAGTAGGTCTAATAGTTAGTGTACCAGGTACCTCTTGTCCGTCAAATTCTCTAGAAATACCGTAACGTTTCTTGTTAAATATATCAATAGCCGAATTCTTCATTGGCATATTGTCTTTTTCTTCTAAATTAATTATACGGTTCTCAAGGTTCACTGCTCTTCCTGATAATCCTTCTGCATATGGATTCATTAACTCATCGTCATTTACTTTTTTGTAGCCTGACTCTATTTTTTGTTGTCTCAAAAGAGAATTTAATTTATCAATAGCCGCATTTTTTATTGGCATTGCATCCTTCTCTTCTTGAGAAAATCCTTTTGATTCTCCGTTTTTTCTCATTTTTTTATTATCTTTGATATTATAATGCAAATATAATCAAAATGATTCAAAGAAGAGTAAGAAAACAAAAAAAAGAAATCGTAGTTAGGTCAGAGGTTAAGCATGACTTCCTTAAGAATTGGGGACTGGTACGAAAGTTTACAATGTACGAGTACGACATAAAAAAGGTAAACGACCTTGAGATGATACTCTACCTATATGGTGAGCACCTATTCAACAGGACAACATTTAGAGAGTACGCCAACTTCATGCCATGGGACAAGGATAGATTTAATAGGCTGTATAGATATGGATTCATATCAAAGTGGAGGACAAAGGGATTTGGTGAGGCTGAACTATTCGAGCTGTCACCAATGGCTAAAAAGATGGTGTCTGGGATGCATAAAAAGCTGCTCGGTATAGATATGTTCCCTGAGACAAACTTACGAATCTATAATCAGACAGCCACCTTTTCACAAAAAACAGTGGCAATAGCCGTCAAAAGATTTAACAATAAACTTAAAGAACGCAAACAACGTCCTTCTCCTGAATCACCGACATCCTTTGGTCGCCTATAAGCACATCGTGCCCAGATACCTTGTCAAATAGTATAACGTCACCACTAGATATTCCATCTATATTAGCACCAGTCTCTATGACTGTTGCCTTGTGGTAACGCATGTCCTTGGAGTCGTCACCGCTGAGTATTAATCCACTCTTGGACTCTCTCTGCTCGAATACCCTCTCTATTAATATAAATCTATTTAGAACCTTCATAGTCTCTTATGTTTGTTATTATTGCGTCTGTACTCATTATTGTGGTTGCAACAGACACAGCATTCATCAATGCATTTCTTGTCACCTTAGTTGGGTCAATAATACCCATACCGATCATGTCACCGTAGCACTCGTTCTTCACGTCATACCCGATATTTCTACCGATTGGCATTTCAGATAAAATTAGTTCAGGATTCTTTCCAGAGTTCAACACGATCTGCTTGAATGGAGACGCAACAGCGTTTAACATTATCTTTTCAGCCGTAGTACTTACATCTGGAAACTCAAGGTCAAATGCATCTATCAATGCAATCCCTCCGCCAGGAAGGATTCCGTCCTCTAGTGCAGCCTTTACAGCACACACAGCATCGTCAATACGGTCCTTCTTTTCTTTTTGCTCAATGTCGCTAAGTGCACCAACATATATGATACCAATTCCACCAGACATGTTTGCGATTCTCTCGTTTATAAAGTTTACCTCGTTAACGTCTGTAGTCTCAGCAATTGATTCCTTTAACACCTGAATGTTCTTGTCTATCGCATCAGTCATAGCTGGTAACGGCATAAATAAGGTCATGTCCTTGTTGACAATAACCCTAGAAGCACGACCAAGGTCCTCAACCTCAATAACAGATAGATCGTCACCAGTGTCCTCAGAGAAGTATGTTCCTCCCAACGAAACAGATAAGTCAAACAACAGGTCCTTGCTCCTGTATCCAAATGATGGTGGGATTATGTTGCAGGCCTTTATCTTGCCCTGTGCAACGTTCAAGTTTAACGTGTTTAGTGCAGATGCACTCAGCTGACCGATGATTAGTAACGACTTATTAGATGATATAACATGAGCGATAACCTTCTCTATGTTTAGTATGTTGGATATCTCGTGGTCCGTGATCAATACATACGGATTGTCAAGTACACACTCCTGCTTTTTTTGATCAGTGATGAAGTACTTAGAAGAGAACCCCCGATCTATCTTCATTCCACTGATTATCTCTACATGTGTGCTTGGAGTCTGACTGTTCTCAACAGTAACAACGTTAACCTTGCCAAATGTGTCAGCGATCATCTTGCCAACCTCCCTGTCGTTATTCGCAGAGATGGTAGCAACGTCAAGTAGCTTCTTTCCACTTAATTTCTTGGACATCTTACTCAACCTTGAGCAAATTTTAGTCGTTATCTCAGATATCTCACGTATCACCTCTGTAATATTGTCGGCACTGTCGATAATATTGTCAGCGTTGTCAATTATAGACTCTGCCAACACAATTGCCGTTGTGGTTCCGTCTCCAGCAACAACAGCAGTGCGATCAGCTGCCTGTCGCATCATCATTACAGCTAAATTTTCAGTGGGATCGTACAGATTGATCGACCTAGCGACCGTTA